TTATGCGGTGCCACTTTTGTGCGCATCCCGCGAATATCCCGCAAAAGCTCGGGAGGTTATGTCTTTAAGGTAGCTGCCTTCGCTACCGATTAGGTGAGAGTACACGTCCAAAGTGACGGACGCCTTGGAGTGCCCCAGCAGGGTCTGCACGGCCTTGATGGATGCCCCGGAGTCGAGCAGGATGGACGCGAACAGGTGCCGGGTGGAGTGGTACGACCATGTGTATCCGCATTCCTTAATTGTCCGGTTCACCCGCACCCCTACGTACTCTCGGCTGTAGGGTTCTCCATCCCCTGGGGAGAAGATGAATCCTCCCCGGCGAGTCCTGCGCTTAAGGTCCAGCTCGAAACGCACGGGGATGGGCACCACCCGCCGCGAGCTTTCCGTCTTTAGCGGCGCAAGCTCTCCCCGTATGAGTTGGTGCCTTACGGAAATCATCCCAGTGCTGAAGTCGATGTCCTCGGCTTGGAGGGCGCACGCCTCGGCGACCCTAAGGCCTGTATGTGCAGACAGGAGGAGCATGTCGCCCAGCTCTGGGGGGCACAGGGAGGCTACGTGCGCAACCTGGGCTAGTGTGGGCAGTTCAGCCCGTTCAATGCGACGCTTGGCCTCCACCTTGGGGATGACGACCCCTCGGCATGGGTTCTCTCCGAGGGTTCCCAGCGCGATCTGTTTCTTGTATGCTGTACTTAGCGCGCTGAAGTATAGGCGCGCGGTTCCGTAGGTGAGTTTTGCCCCGCCCGCCCACGGGCGGCCTGAAACGAGATACCTAACCCACTCCTGCACTTCGCTGGGGGTGAGTTCTTCTGCCTTTTTGTCTAGGTAGTAAGTTAGGGAGGATTTGGCGGCGATGACGCTGCCTCGCGTGCTTGCGCGGGCGAAGTCTTTAGCCCGTTCGTCCATAATGTCGGCGACGGTGAGTCCGCTGGCTGGCTTTATCCTTTTCGGCGCTTTGTTGCGCTTGAGTTGCTGCTCACTTTCCCATGCGACCGCCTCTCTGCGCAGTTTGAAGGACTTTGAGCGCTCCTTTCCTTGGTCGTCGCGAATCCTGACGATGTACCGGGTTCCGGCTGGGGTTTTTCTTTTCTGGATAGCCAAGGCTAGCCTTCCCCCATGAGCACCCTGATTGCGTTGGCGGTTCGGGCGTCGAATCGTTCCGAAATCTCGTCTGCTAGTTCGCGGTTTGTAAGGGACTTGAGGGCTGGCTGTGGCGTCCAGTACCGCCGCTCGTCGAGGTATCCGGTGTCCACGAGGGCTTGCACGGGGTCGATTCCGAGCCTGTCAGTGATGTCCAGGACGCCCCCGGCTGGCAGGGATTCCCTGCGTGCCCAGTTCGCGACGGTTCGAGGCGAGAGTCCGAGCCGGAGGGCGAACTGCCGGTAGCTGTCATGCCCCACATGGTGACTTAGCCAGTTCATTTGCTTTTCGCGGTTCGGATTGTTCTTCGCGATGTCCAATGCTTCACTCATGTGCCTAACGATACCAATTGTCGCCAAGGTGAGTCAATAGGCAACCAGGTGTCATCGGGTGGGTGGAATCGTTAATGACCAGTAAGGCCAACGTGGCGCGCCCGCTTCAACTCGTCAACAATGGCACAAAATGCCACCCGAAAACATGCAGCTACCAGCAGATTTGACACATAAGTGATCATCACGCATAATGGTGTCAACGCAAACAGCAAACGCTCAAGGCGTAACGTCCACCCTCGCCCAAACGGGCACGACGGGCGGGCGGAGCTGCGCGCAAACGATATTTGAAAACTAAAAAGAGGAAAACACCTGCACGCCCCCTCCCCCAGGCAAGGGAGGGGCACCCGGACAGCCAAAGACAAGCCCCGGAGACAACCCCCACCAACATTCGGGGAGGAACCGCGTGCAAAGACAGGGAAACCTGTAGCAAGACAACCGTACCAGCGCCCCAGACACAACGGGGCGCACAGAAACAGAAAAACCAATCGACCATGACCAACAACACCCCCGTGGCTCCGGCCTGCCTCACCGCAGTAGACCGCGCCCTTGCCGAAATCGAAGCCGCCCAACAGCAGCTCAAGATCGCCCGCGCAGCCACAATCCCCGACGCCTACGAGGACGCCCTCGAAGACGCCGCATACTTCGCCGAGCTAGCCCTCGACATCATTAACGCAGCACCCCTCGCAGACGGGAGTACTAACCATGCCTAGCATCAACATCGAAGACCTCGGATACACCTGCTCGGTTCCCGAGGCCGCCGAAATCCTCGGCGTAAGTGCAAACACCGCCCGCAACCTCATTAAGCGAGGCGAGTTCCCTATCAAGTGCCTCCAAATCGGAGGCTCCCGCCGAGTAGTCACCGCCTCCCTCAAGGCGCACCTCGGAATCGGGGTAAACAATGTCTAAAGTTGTCATCGACGACGCCCCCAGGCCAGGAACAGCGGAACATAGGAGGCTCATTACCGCCTCCAAAGTACCCGCCATTCTCGGGCTAAGCCCCTGGCAATCCCAGTACGCCCTATGGCACGAGATGGCTGGCAACGTCCCCCCGGAAGAAGTCACCCCACGCCGACAAGCCATGTTCGATTGGGGCCACAGCGCCGAACTAGCCATCGCGGACTGGGACCTCAAGCAAAACCCAGGATGCAAGATCAGCGACGGCGAAGTTGCCTACACCGACACCGACCTACCCTTCCCGCACCTCGTCACCCTCGACAGAGTGATGTGGCAGGAGGACAACCCGGACAACAAATCCGTCCGGGAATACAAAACCGCCAACTCCATTGAGGCACTCAACAAGTGGGGGCCACCCTCCCAGGTTGACGCCGTGCCAGCGCACTACCTCGCGCAACACATCTTCCAACGAGGAGTCTCCGGCATCCACAACGGGGCTATCATCCTCCAAGCGATGGGCACCCCAGATGTGTACAAAGTCGAATGGGATGAGGGGCTGTACCAGGGAATCCTGGAAAGGCTCGCAGCGTGGTGGGAATCCCTTGAATCGGGGACACCCCCACCGCTCGACGGCTCAACAGCCACCTACAAGACCCTCCGTGGGCTTCATCCCGACATTGAGCAAGGGGCGATCTGCAAGCTCGACAAGGACGAGGCCATTGCCCTGCTCGCCGCGAAGGATGCTCACGCTAACGCCGACAGCCACTTCAAGCAGCTCCGCAACGACCTCACCCTCAAAATGGGGCACGCCCAATACGCCCAAGTCGGCGACACCGTAATCGCGCGCCGGCAGAAGGGGCGTGGAGGGGTAAACCTCGTCATCCTCGACAAGGCAGGAGGACAGCTCAATGTTCAGTAACCCAACCGACGACAAGTTCCGCTCACTGGCGCAGGACATCTCAGCAATCGTCCACGCCCTCCGCGAGGAAGGCATCAGCGAGGAGGGCTCGGAAGCCTTCGCCAGTCAAATCATCGCCTTCCAGATGGAGCAGCAGCTCAACCAGCTCGACGCCCAAAACTCCGAGAAGGCCAGCATGGACCTCATGGAGTGCATTACCGAACTCCAAGACACACTTACGCTCATGACGTCACCGAGGCGCAAATGGTGGCACATGGGCGGCAGGAAAGGAGACAACGAATGACAGACCTAGTTAAGTCCCCGGACGGCGGGGACACCCTAGCCCCACTCCCGCTCCCAAGCGGGACAATCGCAGACCAGGTGCAAGACCTGGAGCTGGCCTACAAGTTCGCCCAGGCAATGTGCAACACCGAGATGGTTGCCCAGGCATTCAGGGGCAAGCCCGAAGCCGGGGCAGCCGCAATCATGTACGGCGCGGAACTGGGCATGAAGCCCCTCCAGGCATTGCAGAACATCCACCTCATCAACGGCAAGCCAGGCATTGAAGCCCGCACCATGCAGGCCCTCCTTCAACGCCAAGGCTGCCGGTTCACCGTGGAGGACAACGGGGCAAACGGGGTGACCGTCACCGGCACCCGCCCCAACGGGGAAACCCGAACCTCCACCTGGACGATGGAAGACGCCCGCCAGGCCGGGTACACCCGCAACAAGCTGTACGAAAAGACGCCTGGCACCATGCTGTTCGCCAAGGCGATGGGCGAAGTATGCCGACGCCTAGCCCCAGACGCCCTGCTTGGTATCGCCTACACCACCGAGGAACTCTCCCTCGGCTTCGGCGACGATACCCCTCCGCAGAAGGTAAAGGCGGAAGTCGCAAGGCCGCAGCAGCCGGCCAATAGCTCCCCGCAGAAGCAGGCGCTCCAGGCGGCAGTGTTCGGCAACGCCCCAGCACAGCAGCCGGCGGACGACGGGCAACAGGAACTACAGGCGCTCATCAACGACCTTGTGGGCAGCGACCCGTTCGAACTCCAGCACTACTCCGAAGCTATCAACGCCCACGTGGCGAAGTACCCCCAGCACCGCGACCAGCTCGTCAAAGCATGGGAATCCGTGGCCGCCGAGGCCAACTAACCGCTCTGAAAGGACAACATCATGGCAGTACCAGCTCTCACCGCAACGGTGATCGGCAATCTCACCTCCGACCCGGAGGTCAAGACCACTAACTCTGGGCGAACCGTCGCTAAGTTCGCTATCGCCCACACTCCGCGTCGTCTCGACCAGCAGACGAACACGTGGGTAGACGGGGAGCCTTCCTACATCGACGTTGAGCTGTGGGGTCGCCCAGGGGAGGGCGCAGCCCAGACCCTGCGGAAGGGTGACCGCGCAATCGTTGTCGGCGAGCTTCGCCAGGACCGCTGGGAAGCGCAGGACGGCACTACCCGTGCCCGAGTCGTCCTCAACGGCACCGAGGCTGGTCGCTCCACCCTGTGGGATGCCCGCAACGCTAACAATTCTGGCGGCTTCGGTGGGCAGCAGCAGTCCGGTGGCTTCGGCCAGTCGCAGGGAGGCTTCGGCCAGCCACAGTCTGGCGGGTTTAACCAGCCCCAGGGTGGAGGCTTCGCCCAGCAGCAGGAGTCCCCTTTCGACGCCCAGCAGAACGTGAACCAGGCGTTCCCGAACGCCCAGCAGGGCACCGAACCTCCATTTTAGGCAGTAGCCCAGCAGCGGGGCAGCGCACCTAACGCGCCGAGGGGGTGGAAAGCCCCCCATAAAACCAAAGGAAGAAATTGACAACCCCACACAACGAACCAGACCTCTACGTCACCATCTACAGCCCCAGTCTCAAGCACCGCGTCGTATTCCTCCGCGCACTCAGGGGCACACTCCGCCACCACCTCCCCGAAGTAAAAACCCAACTCCACGCTCTCGACGCCAACCCCCTATCAGACCACTTCGTAAACACCGCCCTCAACGGCGACAATGGCACCCCAGTCCAATACCCCCTAGTCCTCGTGGACGCCCCCCAGCAAGAAGGCGGACAGCTCGAATACGCCAGCACCGAGAACCTCCCCCAAGGAGCACAGCTCGCCGAACTCCTCGCCACACAAGCAGACCACATTCGCCAGACCATCCAAGAAAGAATCTTCACCAAGTGACCACCGCCCCCATCCCCGAGGTCATCCATCGCCTCGCAACCGAGCAGCTCGGCTACGACCAGCCCAGAACAGTGCGCCTAGACGGCCACAGCCAACCACTCACCGACTACCGCCACCCGAACGGGTCCAGCGGCCTCGTGTACGGCTACCCCCAGACCGAAAAGGAGTGCCAAGCCCTCCTCCGAGACCTCTACCAGGCGTCCGGGGCAGCACTCCCACCGGAAGGCCTAAAGCCAACGCTCACCGAACGCATGAAAGCAGCAATGCGCCCAGAAACCCCCCGAACAAGCGACGACGCCAAACCGAAGGCAACCCTCCTCCGAGAACTCCTAACCGAGCAGCTCGACACCCGACCCACCAACAAAACCGACGCCCTTGCCCGAGAAACGGCGATAGACGTACTGTCCCGCTTCCTCCGCAAAGTAGGGGTGAACCTAGCGAGGTTCCATGACTAAAACCTGGGATACAACCGCCCGAGAAGTGCTCCGCATGTGCCGCGACCTCGACCCCCGCTTCTACGGGGCGGAACGCCAAGCACAAATGGCCCCCGCATGGGCATGGGCACTGGAATCATCCGACGTCACCCGCAAAGCAGCGCTCCGCGCCCCCGCCGAGCACTACGCCAACTCCACCGACGACGAACGCCCCACCATCGGCCAAATCATCGCAGCCGCCAAACGCTGGCAACAACGCTACGACAACACCCCCGAAGGCAAAGCCGAAGCCGAGAAGCGGCGCCAAGCACGACAGGACGAACGCGACCGACAGCTCGCAGAAGGCACCTGGCGACCGAAAGGAATCCGATAAATGGCAAGAAATAGGAAATCAGCAAAAGCAGCTGGAACCAGGTTTGAACGGCTCGTGGCCGACCACCTCCGAGACAACCTCGACGACCGAATCGACAGGAGGGTAAAAACCGGGGCTAAAGATTGCGGGGACATCGCCAACCTCCGCACCCCCAACAACAACCGCTTGATAGCTGAATGCAAAGACCACGGCGGACGCCTCCAGCCCGCCCAATGGGCGAAGGAAATGGAGCAAGAACGCATCAACGACAACGCCCTCGCCGGCGTCATCATCGCAAAACGACGCGGCACCACCAACCCCGGCGACCAATGGGTACTCACCACCCTCGACAACCTCATTGACATCCTGAAAGACCCCCAATGGTCGAACCCCGCACCTGCAACCGCACAAACTGCTACGACACACAAGACCCCAACTCCCCCCTGTTCCTCTGCCGACGGCACCAGTCCCTCGTAGACGCCAAGAAGCTCGGCTGGGACGACAACGTAGACCGTGGCCACATCTACTCCCAAGCAATGGGCCTCCTCGGGGAAATCCAGGAAGAACGGAGCCTAACCTAAGTGAAAAACCCGGCACTGGAGAACGAGCGCGGACTACTAGGGGCAATGCTTGCCAGTAAGGAAGTCATTCCCTTCGCCTCAGACAAAGTGCGGGCGACCGACTTCCGCAGCCCAGTGCTCGCGCAAATCTACACCACCACCCTAGACCTCTGGGAACGCGGCGAAGAATACATCGACCCGATGGTCGTAACCCAAGAAATCGGCTTCGACAACACCAACGCCGCAAGGGAACTAGCCTCGCTCACCGGAGGAATCCCAAGCTCCTGGGAATACCACGCCGACAAAGTAAGAGACTCCGGGGCGCGCTGGAGACTCCAACAGCTAGGACAAACCCTCGCACAACGAGCCGAATCCGAAGCCCAAGCCCCCGAAGAACTCATCGGCCTCGCCGAAAAAGAACTAGCCAACGTCGCAACCCCCACCGACGACAACATCCTGTCAATCCGGGAATCCCTCGACCAGGCAATCCACAACCTACGCACCCCAGACAAACGACCATCAATCCCCACCGGATTCACCGAACTAGACGACCTCCTCAACGGAGGCCTCAAGCCAGGCCAAATGGCCATCGTCGCAGGGCGCCCAGGCATGGGAAAATCCACCTTCGGAGTAGACGTACTAAGAAACGCCTGCATCCGCCACAACAAAACCGGCCTGTTCTTCTCCCTCGAAATGGGGGCAGACGAACTCACCACGCGAATCCTCGCCGCAGAAACCAACACGAGGCTCACCGACTTCGTGAACGGCAACGTCTCCGACCAGGACTGGGAACTCCTACAGGACGACATCACCCGAATCGGGGACGCCAACGCTTACATCGACGACACCCCCGGCACCACCATGCAAAGCATCAGGGCCAGGGCACGCCAAATGGAAGCCCAAGGAGACCTCGACCTCATCGTCGTGGACTACCTACAGCTACTCACATCAGGCAAGAAGGTTGAGTCAAGGCAGCAGGAAGTGTCCGAGTTCAGCCGCCAGATCAAACTCCTCGCCAAGGAGTGTGACGTGCCCGTTATCGCCATCGCCCAGCTCAACCGTGGCTCCGAGATGCGCGACAACGGCGTACCAAAAGCCTCCGACCTGCGGGAGTCCGGCTCCCTGGAGCAAGATGCCGACATCATCATCCTCATTAATAGACCGGGGGCGACGAACCCCGACCACGAACGGGCGGGAGAAGTGGACTTCATCGTCGCCAAGCACCGGGCAGGGAGGGCCGGCACCGTGACCGTGGCCGACCAACTCCACTACGCGAAGTTCACCGACCCCGTAACCCCAGCATTCAGCTACTAACCCAGGAAAGGAGACCCCATATGTCAATCAGTGCCACACAAATGCAGCAACTGGCCGAAGCCATGCGGAACAAGGCTAACAAGGTGGACGACATGAGCGTCGCCGAGTACCTCCACGCCGGGGCTGGCGCAATCGACGCCCTCCTGTCGGACCGGCGACGTCACCAACAGCGAGCCACCGACGCCCGCAAAATGACCCGCAAGATCATGAGCAAGCAAGAGACCTACTACCGCAACATCCGCGACATCGCAGACAAGCGCCTCGCAGCCGCAATCAAGGACAGGGAGAACTTCAAGTGAGCCTTACCAGCCCCGATTACTACAAGTCCGAGAACGGGAACCTCCAGGCCATCGACGTCATCTACGAGCTGGTTGACGGGGACTTCTGCCTCGGCAACGCAATCAAGTACCTCGTCCGAATCGGCAAGAAGGGTAACGCTGTAGATGACGCGCTCAAGGCGATCTGGTACATCCAGGAGCACCTGCGACGCCAGTACGGCGTAGAGCTGGACGACGTAGACCTGCACCACGGACGCTAACCGCCCCCCCCGAAAACTACCCCCATGTGACACAATCATGCACACTGAACTAGTATGTTTCCTAGCGCTAGTCGCTACCGCCGTCATCCTGTGGGCATTCCTGCCCCAACCCGGATGGGGACCCCGCACTGAACCGGACGAGCCCGCCCTGAAGGAGAACTAATGAACATCGTCGAACCGCGCGTTGAACTGATCGCGCACACTTCCCTGGCCTGCAATGGCCGAAGCCCCGTCATTGAGAACTACATGAGCCTCGACCCGGACGCTGGCGATGCACAGCAGCTCGTTGAGTTCGCCGGGCGCGCCTGCTACCAGTCCTGGAAAAAGCCGAATCCCGCCACCGCAAAGAACGCCGACTACATCGCCCGCACTCTGCACGAGCAGAAACACTGGAGCATCGCGGAGCACGCCACCGCCACGTTCTACATCACCGGCGTGTCCCGCGCGCTCACACACGAGCTGGTCCGCCACCGGCACCTCAGCTACTCCCAGCTCTCGCAGCGCTTCGTGGACGAATCCGAGGCGAATATTGTCATCCCGCCGGCGGCCAGGAAGTCGGAATCGGTAGTGGTCTACGACTCCGAAGACTTCCACGACGACCTTAAGGGGAGCCTGCCGAAAGCCCTGGAATGGTGGGGCCAGGATGCGCTCCTGGACTACGAGGAGATCGTCAACACCCTCCTAGCGGAGGGTTTGCCCCGCAAGCAGGCGCGCGAAGCAGCACGCGCCGTACTCCCCAACATGATCGAGACCCGAATCGTGGTGACCGGAAACATGCGAGCCTGGCATGAGGTCATTACCCGCCGCACCGCCCCGGACGCCGACGCCGAGTTCCAGCAGGTCGCAGGCCTCATCCGCGACGAACTCAAGAAGCTCGCACCAGCAATCTTCACCGACTAAGGGCAACCCATGACCGAAAGCACCGCAGCGCTCCGCGACCTCATCAACCACAAAGCAACAACCCAAGGCTGGGAGCCGGCAGCAGAACACGCCATGCGATACCTCGCCAACCTAGGCAAAACCTTCTCCGCCGACGACCTACGCGACCTCATGGGCGAACACCGCCCAGCGAACCCCAACTCCATCGGCAGCCTGTTCATGTCCTGGAGCCGCCAAAACCTCATCCAACGCACCGGCTTCACCCCCAGCAAGAACACCAAATCCAACAGTTCCGTGATCTTCCAATGGCGCGGAACCCAAGCCAAGTAGCACTAGAAAAGGAAGACATCATGCGTCTTAACGAACCCGAGTTCCTCGACTCCGTGGAAGCCGTGCAGTTCCCCAATGGAACAGACGTGGCCTACACCGCCCTAGTTGTTCAGCGCGCCCCGAATATCGCGGACTCCCCCGTGTACGCCGTCTCCATCGGCAACGGGCCGCTCAACCTCATCAGCGCAATGGACGCCCTACACCTCGCAAAGGCAGTACTCGCCGACATTAATAGCTCCGGGTACACCCCCACAATCATGGAGGACTAACTATGTCGCTACCCGACAATGACGAGCTACGGGAAATGCTCGAATACGCCTCCCCCTACCCGTGGAGGCGCGCATGCGGGTATATCCGCCCAGCCTGCAAGGATGCCTCCTGGTCGATAGCCGCCATTGAGGACGAGGGCGGGCAGATCGGGGTAGACGACGACATCGACCTCATGCTGATCGCCCCGCAGCTCGCGGAAGAAGTCATCCGACTGCGCGAGGCAATCGAGGATGAAATTCGCTCACTCCGTGCGCCCCTGTGCTCTCACATGCCAGACGGGGACGAGCTTGACGCATACATACAAGAGTGGGAGATGCGGGACTACGCGGCATGTGTCCTCGCCCGCATCCTCGAAGGAGAAGAATGACCACTAAAGTCGAAGAAATCCTAGACCTCATCAAGGAGAGGAACCACCGCTACGACCGCCGCCTACAGCTAGATCGAGAGATACAGGACTTGGTGCTGGACAAGCTCGAAGCCTCCCACCCCCTGGAAGGCGAAGTGTGGCACGTCATTCTCACCCCCAACGACTGCACCGTAGGGGTAGTGCCAGCAATTAAGGGGCTTACAGGGTGGCATGTCAGCCCTATGAGTGTCGATAGCGGAATGGTGGACGACACCCACATCGGGATTGCTTTCGTCTACCCCGTGGAACGCATCGCAGAGGCCCCAACAGCCAAGGAAGGCAAGGAATGACCATCAATTATGACGAAATGGTAGCCATCATCGAGGACTACCACCGCGCCCGCGACCAGTACAACGGAACACGTCGGGCGCTCGAAAAAACCGTCTGGGAAGCCCGCGAGGAAAACGACCCGCAGCCCGGCGAAGCCTGGCGCGTCTTCCTCCCCTACAACCACTTCGTAAAAGCGGCAATCCCAGCAATCAAAACTGCCAGAGGGTGGGTCACTGCCCCCGAATACGAAGGAAGTGACGACATCGAAGACGGTTACTTCCCCGGGTCCACCGTAATCCCCCTAGAGCGCGTAGCCGAGGCCGCACCTATCGAAGGAGACACCGAATGAGCAACACCAACCACGCCGCAAAGATTATCCACCACATGACCGGCGACCTTCAGCGAGCGCACGACGTAGCCGACGAACTTGCTAGCGCGGGCCTGCTCGCCCCAGACCTACCGGAACCGAACGACTCAGCCATTTTCGTGCCAAATGGCAAGGGGTGGCTCCCAGCAGAGCCAGGCGGCCCCGTCGTGTGTACAACACCGGGCGGCCTGATCATGGTGCAACGAATCGAACCCGGCGATCTCGCCCCCTACGAGGCTCGCCAAGTCGCCTACGCACTACTCGCAGCCGCCGACTACTCGGAGGGCGCCGAATGAGCGACATTCACCGAATCCTCGAAGAAATCCGAGACATCGAAGAAGCAAAAACCGTGCTCGTAGACGAACTCGACCGACACATCAACGCCCGCTACAAGGAAGCAACCCCCCAAGAAGGCGAAGTCTGGGAAGTTACACTCACCAGCGAACACGCCCACATCAAGGCGGTAAGCATCCCCGCAATCCGAACCGCAGGCGGCTGGGTAACCGACCCCAAGTGGGAAGCCGACCACGAGCCGGAAACTCTGCTCGATGATTACGGCCTCGACTGCTGGTGGGAAGACGAGGACGTCTACCCCCACCACAAACTCCACTAACCCCCTAGGAACACAACAAGTGACCGCACAATCCCCTGACATGGAAGACGTCAATAAGCTGCGGGCGCACGCCGAGAGCATACGGAAAGCCATACAGGACGAAGGCCCCCACCCGCAATACCACCGCAAGCAACTGGAGAGGCTGAAGCAAGAGTGGCCCACCCTCAACAACGCCATCATGGAGCTAATCAACGACTCCCAGAAAGGGGACCTATGACCACCAGCCGAGACGAAATCTCCGCACTCATCGAAGCCAACAGCGAAGCCCGCGACCAGTACAACGCAACGAGGCGCGCGCTCGAAAAAGCCGTGTGGGAAGCCCTCGAAAAGAACGACCCGCAGCCCGGTGAAGCCTGGCTCGTACTCGTCCCCTGGAGAATCTCCATGAAGGGCGTAATCCCCGCAATCAAAACTGCTACGGCATGGATGACCGACCCCGCATACCTCAGGGAGCCCGACGCTGACGGGGGCTACCTACCCGAGTCCACCGTGCTCCCCCTAGAGCGCCTCGACGAAGCGCCAATCACAGGAGACACCGAATGAACCCCCTCAAGAACCTCGAAAAACACCTCCTCGGCCAAGAAATCTCCCACATCCAAAAAAGCAACACCGGAGACAACGCCATCCTCCACCTCAAAAACGGCGTAAGCCTCGAAATCTACGAATCAGACTACGACTGCTGCGCCGGAGCATACGGAGACTGGGAACTCCACAAACCATTCCACGGCGGAATCACCGACGTCACCTACAGCAAAGAACGCCGTGAGGTCGGGCTGTTCGGCGAGACCGCCAGCTACTGCACCATCACCATCCTCCACGAAAACCGCACGCTAGCAACCGCACGAGGCACAGCCAACGACGGCAACGGCGGATACTACTTCAGCGTCCTATCCATCCAAGTACGCCTCCACGACGCCCCCACCGACGACTTCGAAATCCTCCACTCCTAACCCCAAGGAAGGACAAACAACATGGCACCGAACTACCAACACACGCCAGCCAAAGCCAAGAAACACGACGGCCTGCCCATCGACGCCATCAACTGGAACCGCGTAGCGGAAGAAGACCTCCAAATCTGGAGCCGAATCAACGCCAACCTGTGGCTCCCAGAAAAAATCGCCCTCTCCAACGACATCAGCGCGTGGAACAACCTCAGCCAGGCAGAAAAAGACGCCACCATGAAAGTCTTCGCCGGCCTAACCCTCCTCGATACCATCCAGGGCACCGTCGGCGCAATCTCCCTCATCCCAGACGCCCACACAGCCCACGAGGAAGCGATCTACACCCAGTTCGCATACATGGAGAGCGTCCACGCCCGCACCTACTCCTCCATCTTCAGCACCCTATGCTCCACCAAGGAAATCGACGAAGCCTTCGAGTGGGCGCGCAACAACAAGCAACTACAGTACAAGGCCCGCCGAATCCTCGACGCCTACAACGGCGGCGACCCCATCAAGCGTAAAATTGCGTCTGTCCTGCTCGAATCGTTCCTGTTCTACTCCGGCTTCTTCTGGCCGTTCTACCTGTCCAGCCGGGGCAAGCTCACCAACACGGCAGACGCCATCCGCCTCATTGTTCGCGACGAATGCTTAACGGGAGATCATGAGCTTCTAACCCCCGAAGGCTGGCTCCCCATCAGCATGGTGGACATGGCAACCCCCGTAGCCCAATACAACGCAGACAAGGGAACCGTTAGCTTCGCGAACCCTGTCAACATCAGCAAGCACGAGGCTCCCCACATCTGGAGGTTCCGCACCTCCAACGGGCACCTTCGCCTCGAATGCTCCCCGAACCACCGCGTGCTCTACGAGCACCAGCGCCAGAAGGCTGGGGAGAAGTTCATCGAGCCGCGCACTGAGACCGCCGAAAACATTGCAGCACTCAATGGCCTCAAGCGCTTCATTTGCGCAGCTCCTTTGGAAGTTGCCGGAGATGCATCGAGCACGCTAACCCCCGAGCAGCGACTGATTATCGCAGTAAGCGCCGACGGCTCCCACGACAACACCCTCCGAGAAAACGGCACCTACAAGCGGGACGGAAGCCGAATCGGAGCCATCCCCGCCCGCTTCTCCCTGTCCAAGGAGCGCAAGATTAAGCGACTCCAGCGGCTCGCCGAAGAAGCCGGCTGGAAGCTCACGGAAATCGCCACGCGAGACCAGGAAGGAAACGTTAAGGCTAAGCGGAACTTCGCCCTATACGTCCCCCTCGACTGGGCGGACCGAGGAAAGCGCCTAGATAATCTAGCGAAGCTCGACACCGTAGACGCGGACTGGTGCGCCGACTTCATCCAGGAGCTAGCGGAGTGGGATGGCCACCGCGTAAAGAACAGCGACCGCATCACCTGGGGCAGCACCGCCCCCTGGGATGCCAAGTTTGTCCAGGCCGTCGCAACCCTCGCGGGATACCGAACCCACTACAAGGTAATCAAGGACAACCGCTCCGACGCCTTCAACGACTACCACCGAGTGCAAATTAACCCCAACCGGCAGCACGTATCTGCACAGCGGGCAATCAAAACGAAGGAAGCCGGCGAGACTGTCTACGGGGTTGAAGTTCCCGACAACTACCTCGTCACCCGAAATGCAGGCGCGGTCAACATCACCGGAAACTCCATCCACGGCTACTACATTGGCTCCAAGGTACAGCAATCCCAAGACCTGCTGAACCTCACCGCCGAACAGCGGGAGGAATACCAGGAATGGACAGTTAACCTTCTCCTCGACCTGTACGACAACGAGACCGAGTACACGCGGGAAATCTACGACGACCTTGGACTAACCGGACAGGTGAAGGCGTTCCTCAAGTACAACGCCCGCAAGGCCATGAACAACATGGGGCTGGAAGGCGTGTTCCCCGAGGATGAGAGCAAGGTGGCGCCTGAAATCATGTCCGCAATCGACCCCGGCGGGAACGAAAACTTCGACTTCTTCAGCGGCTCCGGCTCCTCCTACATCATGGGGACCGCCGAAGCCACCACCGACGACGACTGGGACTTCTAGAAAGCGAGGAGCACCAATGCCCCAACAGCTCACAATGAGGCACGAGGACGGCACGGTGTATATCCCCGAGACGTACTCCCCGAACAATGCGAGTTGGACGGTTTGCCGCAACCCGGAAACGGGGCGACTGTCCAGGTTCCCGAACCACACGCTAACCGCTATCAACCCGCCGAGGCTCACCACCACGGAGGAAATCGAGGCACTGGGCGAAGCGGCTGGCGTGTTCCTTGCCTCCCCTTACCGGGACAGTGAAACAATTTTCTCCGCAAAAACTGTGGCGTTCTACCACAAAAGCGGCGGCGGCTGGTTCAACCGCTGGCTCGACGAGTACGACCCCGACGAACTAGCAAGAATGCGCCCGTACCTATGGTGCCCAGGGTACGAAAACCCCGAGGCCAGGCCCTAAATATGACACAGTGTTGCCCATGCGCTATACTGTGTCTTGCAGGGCCAAACCGGCCACTGATTAATAGGGAGGAAACCATGAACGATTACGACAACACCACCGACCACAGCGCCCGCGAAGTTTACGACGACCCGCGCGGCTGGTACGGAACCCACAACGTGCTGGAGCCTGACTACAGTGTTACCGGCTTCGAGCTGGTCACCCTGCTGGTCATGCTTGCAGTCCTTGCGGTAGGCATCCCCACGGTGGTTATCGTGCAGCTCGTCATGGCTTTCTCCTAGGTCTGCCAACCCCCACTTTATGACACACGTCGGCGCATATGGCTGGCGTGTGTTACTATGTATAGAAGGCGATTAAGTTATGGAACTTCGTTACACTTCCCGAACCGACTACGAGCTTAGTAAAGCCCATAGCCTTGACGCCGGCTATGATCTCCCCTCGGCGGAGAACGTAACCCTAGCCGTCGGCGAAGCCCGGCTAGTGGACACCGGCCTTAACGTCCAAGTCCCGCCGGGCACCGTCGGTGACGTCCGCACCCGCTCCGGCCTCGCAGCCAAACACGGCATCATTGTCCGCAACTCCCCAGGCACCATCGACGCCGGATACACCGGAAAACTCATGGTGAACCTCAAGAACGACGGCAACACCACATACCACATCACCAAGGGCGACCGCATCGCCCAACTCGTAGTGCTCCCCCTCGCCCCCATCGACAAAACGGTGAAGGTCGATGAACTCACCAACCCTGGCGACAATCGGGGCAACGGTGGCCACGGTTCGAGCGGATATTAGCAGACTCAACAGCGCCGGCGACTTCCTCCTCGCCGGGATGGACACACGCCCAGGGGAAATAACAACCCTCCGCGCACTCAAGGCCAGCGTCCCGCAGGCCTACGCGGAGGACATCCCCCACGCCATCGAAGAGCTAATCAGATCAGGCGAAATCACCCGCATAACCAAGGAAAAATGCACGCTCCCTTAATGGAAATCCCCATCGCCGCCATCGGCTACTCGGACGACATGCAGGGCGAACCATGCAAAGTTATAACCCAGCTCGGACGTGACACAATCACCACACACGCGACCGTGCTGGGCCAATGCCCCTTTACCGGCTTCATCTTCACCACACACCCACGGCTAAGGCACGAAAGAATGCCATACCCACCCGCCGAAGTCCTGCTATTCGCCTAGCCCCGCACAACCCCACACCGCGAAAGGAAACCCCCGTGACGGCAGTAACCAGCGGAATGCTAGGCGGAATCCGCGCAGCACTCCACACACTCGACGAACTCAAATACACCACCGACTACAGGCTAACAGCCGACGAACACACGGGCCGAAGCTTCAGCCCCTCGGAGCCGGTAAGCGCGGACATCATCGACCTGGAATGCATGGCGTCCAAGATTATCCGCACGGCGATTAAATGGTTCCACATCGTCCCGCCCCACGGCGCCAGCCCCCGCGAACTCGCCACCACCCTATCCAACATCCCGGACTTCGACGAACTACTGCCCCCGTCGATCATGTCGGAACTCGCATGTCTACACGCTGCCCTCGCGGCGTACCTAGCGCACACAAAGCACGAAGCCGGACAAGTTATGTTCATGACAGAGCGGAACTGTTCGCGCTTCCTACTCAAGGCCGGCGTCCAAGTTGGGGAGGCCGAAGTTAAAGACTACGGAACACCGCACGACACCCCGGCAGGCACACTGTACAACGTTACGGAGGTCGCTAAGAATGTCCTACAGGCACGAGCGGACTAAGCCCGGCAACTGGCGAACAATCAGGCGCGCCACACTCGCAGCAGACAACTACACATGCCAACTAGGCGGGCCAGACTGCACCGGCGAAGCCACCGAAGTTGACCACATTATCCCCACTTACCTAGGCGGCGGGCATGAACCCGAAAACCTCCGGGGAGTGTGCCGAACCTGCCACGCCGTCAAAACCAGGCAGGAAACAAACGACGCCATAAGGCGAAAAGCCGCACGCCGTACACGCCCCAAAGAACCACCGCCGGGGCTAATCCGATAGCGCGCACAAAAATAACCCCACCAACCTAGGGAACTTTCACCCTTAACGTTGGTGGGGCTTTTTACTTTCACCACACGGGGGCTACGCCCCAACCAGCAGCACCAACCCCATTACGATTAGGCCGGCAACCAGCGCCGCCCCCTTGTGGCCTTCGTTCTCCCCCGTTGCCTCGTCATGGAGGCTGGACATGAGCATAAGCATTTTGTTTAGTTTCCCTTCGCCTTGTTGATCTCTCGTCGCGCCATTTGCTCGCGCGCGTCATGTAGTCGCTTCCTCGCCGCGTTCCGCTGGTTCCGCATGGTCTGCTCCTTCATGGGAACCCCCATAGCGACCAGCTCGCGGGGTCTAATGTTTAGTTTTTCCGCTTCAAGTAGCGCGTCCCCGATCTCGTGCCTTGTGCGCTCTATCGCTTCCTCAAGTGTGGCCATTTGTTCCTGCCGTAGGGTGAGGAACTCCACGATCTTTTGCGCTTGCTTCTGGCTGTCCTGCACGGTGCTCCCCTTCCTGTGGTTTAGTCGTCGCCGTCAAAGGCGTAAGGGCTGCCTGGGAAATCTGGGTCGGATACGTAGATGACGTTTGCTAGGACTCTCTGGCATTTTTCGATGGCATCCTCGGCGATGTTTAGCTCGTCGATGTGACCGGCGGGAAATACCCATTCCAGGAACCTATCGCCATACCCGTATTCCATGCTGTTGCACGCGAAGTCTACGCTAACGGGGTGGTGCCTTTTTGTCTCGCCGTTCAGTTGGCTGTAAAGAATGCCGCGCGCACGGTCTAGGTCTTCGCGGGTGATCTCACGGCCTAGGCGTTCCTCATGGGGGTTAGCCTCGTCGGTCATGACGAACCAGGCTTCGCCGTCATCGTTGACCTCAATCTCTACCTGCCATGCGTCGTCGATGAACTCTGTGACTTCACAGTATCCACCCGCTTCGAGTTGCTCGTCTACGTAGTTAAGTAGCGGATTACGAGCGCTTGGAGTCTTGGCGGTGTCGGCCATTTGGCTTATTTCCTTCCCTTGGGTTTTCTTCCGGTTAGTGATCTGCTTAGAAGTTGCTGCCGTAGAGTTCTTCCAGGGCGTCTAGGATGGCCTCGTCAACCTGCACGGGCACGGTTACGGTAGTGCCTCCCCAGCTTCCGATAACCTCGCCGTTGTAAGTGTCAACAGTGACATTAGGGCCGCCAAACGTCGCCAGGATGCGGGAGCCGAGCCACTCCCCTTGCCGGGAGTAGTCCACAATCTCTAGCGCCCCATCGCTTAGCGCGGTGTACGCGCTCCGGTCTTCCTCGTCAACTTCCAGGCGGTCAAGCAGCATGTCAAGGTTTGCCCACTCTTCGGCAGTGTCCTTGCAGTGCATAAGCAGCGTGTCGTAGGTGCTTGGGGTCTCGTTCATGTTGGTCATTTTGATTACTTCCTTCCAGAATCTGGGGGGGTTGGTTTGTTGGTGGGGGCTGTTGGTTTTCGCCGACGCCCCCGCCCCGGCGTTTAAGCCTTAGGCGATGGTGTCGCTAAAGCGGGACTCCAGTGCGTCCAGAATGTCCGCATCCACAACGACGGTACGGGTCACAGTAGCGCCGTGGCTGCTCGCTTCGATCTTGCCCTCGTAGGTGTCCAGGGTGATAGTTGGGCCGCCGTAGGTGAGGGTGAGCAGCGCCCCAACCCATGCGCCGTCAATCACCAAGTCCATGATTTCGTCGGCTTCGTACTCGATGAAGTCGTGGGCGTCGGTTCCGGCTGGCAGGTTTTCCCACTGTGCGACAAGATCGTCGCACTGTGCGATTAGGCGGTCTTCCATGCTCTCCCCCTTAGCTGTAGTGGTGGACGGGTGGACGGGCGCCATGAAGGCGTTCATATTCTTTCCCCTTAGGTTTCGGGTTTGGTGTCCGGTCTTCCTTCGCGACCGTATGACACTAACTTACCATTTGCGTTAGCCCGTGTCAACTTCCGGTGTTAACTTTCTTTCGCGGTGGCTTTCTTTAACCGCATAACACTATTTTAGCGGACGCGTTACCATGTGTCAACTTACTAGGGTTAACACGCCCCAAAAACTACGACAACATAGACGCCTCCACCTGGAAGTCCAGCCCGAGGTCCTCAACAGCAGACGCCGCACTTTCCCACTCATTCCAAAACTCAGCAGCCAAGCAGTCAACAACAGCCGCGTTAACCGCGTCATCGTGGTTCTCGAAGCCTAGCCCGCCGGCCTCATGCTCTGCCATCTTGGCCTCCACCTCGTCGAAGTTATCCCGGTGGTATTCCCGCGTCTCCGCCGTGTAGATCACGATACTAGACCACTGTGCGTCCTCATTAGCCCGGTCGCCCGCAATGGCGCGAACTTCCACCGCCACGTCATGCGCGATAGCATCCACCCACGCGGCCAGTTCTTCCTCATAGGTGTACCCCTCGGCCACCTCAACCCCATCGCCGGCGAGCCTCCAAATCATAGACTCAACCTCGCCGATCACGTCCCTATCGTCCGTTGCTTCCCGCGCCGCGCCGATCATGCGTTCCAAAATGTCGCGCTCAACCTTAGAGCCCTTAAAGTTACCCATTTTCCCAATTCCCTTCCCGTGGGATACCTTGGCGCGCCCCTTATGGCCACGCCATACTGAAATTTTGACCTTAAACTGTTAGGCCACTCACCACCCCGGCCATAACCGGGGTAGTTGGTCACCTAGCAGCAACTTTCATCGTGTCCGCACCGATCAATCAGCCAGTTAGGGTGAACCCCGTAGCTGCCGTGTTCGTCGGTATGAATTACCACACAGTCGGCTGTTTCATGCCCTAGCTCGCAAACTGTGGCCAGTTCACACTCGGCCATCATGCGGTCGCTATAGTCAACTTCCGCACCGTATTCCGTAATCAGTTTCTCCAGGATTAGGGACATGTCCACCAGATCACCCGGCACCAGGTCGCCGACCTTAACCGTCTCTACCATGTTTTCCATTTCCGTTTTCCTTCCCGTCTTTCCGTGTCTGGAATCAATGTTACGCTACGCGCCACACCGTGTCAACTCGCACGGGTTATTGCAGGCTGTAGGGCTAAACCTCAACCCCAAGCGCACATAGAACAGACTCAACCTCACCAGCAGAAAAGCCTGCACCGCCCAAATTCTTTACCGCATCCGACACCTTGACACTAATCACGCCGCCCGTCGCCTCACTCTCACTTTCATCATCCGCCGGGTCATCCCATGTGAGAGTGGAGCCCACAAACTCGATAACCTCGGCCTCGTCCGGGTAGCCACTTTCAAAATAGACGTCTCCAGTCACTTCTACCTCACCATCGGGCAGCGCTACCGCGATAGAGTACACCGCGCCCTCAGCCCACATTGCGTATTCCCTCGCCACGCCCCTACCGTACCTCTCACAGTCCGCATCAGTGGCAACTTCGAGCTGCATAGCGTCCGCCACGACGTCACGGTCTACTGCCACAGTGAAGCTTGGATGCCCGTAAAGCTCATAGGCGGTGTACTCAAACATAAACACGTTAGGCTTTTCCGGTGCCTCAAGTTCCCACAATTCCGCCCGCTCACAGTCGCCCTCATAATCGCGCACCGCCTTCAGCACCCCGTCCGGGTCACATTCAAGCGCGTCACGATCATTACGAGCGATGCCGACACCCTCAGACCACGACCCCGCGCCCTCAATAGGGCACACCGCATCGAAATCATAGTCCAACGTGATAACCGAGCCCCGGTACTCAAACACCTCAATAGACATAACATTTACCCCTTCCCAAGGTAACGAAAACAATTCCCATTAGGCCGGCCACCGGCCTAAGTGGCGTGGCAGGGAATCGAACCCCGCCGCGTGAACCATCACACACCCCGCCCCGACACAGCGCCGGTGACTTTCAGATTAACGACCCCAAGCCCACGGGGTGCCATTCACAGAATGCACCGGGCACTCACACTTTTCTGCCAGCTCCCCATCAGCGTTATCGTCAAGCTGGTCAATAGCCAAGTGCCATAGCGGCTCAATGAGCCACACCGTTTCTAGATCATTACCGAGCTGCCCCATGAGCTCAGGCACCGCCTGGCAGACAATCCAACAATCCGCGTCTGCCGTGCGAACAAAACCACCACGACCGCGGCCATCCCACAACTCATTAACCCCATTTTCTGCCATGAGGCTGGCCAGTCTTTCCCGATCAATTGCGATAGTGGCAGGCACATAATCGGGGCCACTAAAATAATCGTCGCTCAGCTCAGCAGTGCCGACACTCTCAATCGTGATAGCGCCCTTATCGCCCGTATTCAGGTCACCAAACAATTCCGGAAATTCCTGCATAAGCAATTCAGGCAGGTATTCCGCACCCGACTGAAAGAATTTCGGGAAGTCCAGGCCAGGGCTAACCTCACAACCACGGCACCCCGTTTCCCATAGAGCTTCTGCCTCATAGTCAATTGCGCTATCTACAACGCCAGACGCCAGCACGCCGTCATAGACCCCGCCGATCAGATTGATTAGGTTAACTTCCATACGATCCGGCAGAATATCCGCATCGAAAACCATCGTGCCCATTTTCCCAATTCCTTCCCTAGGAAACTTGCGACTAGGCCGTGTTGCCTAATCTAGTGGCGCTATCGGGAATCGAACCCGATACAATGTGGCCACCGCGCCCGCCCGGCGTAAACCGGGGCTTTAACCGCTTGCAGTAACCATGTTACCTGATGCGCCTTTCCGTGTCAACTCAGGCGGGTTACTACCGGCCAAAAATAGTGGCCACCGCATTAACCACACGTAGCGCGTTCACGTCACCGATCAGGGCAGCCAGCGAACCATAGCCCCAATCACCACCATTAGCGGCGATGGCAAGTTCCTCCACTGCACCCACAATTAGATCGAACATTAGACTTTCCTTCCTTGGATATTGCGCCTCAGCTCGCATAGACTGAGGCCTCAACTGCTTACAGTAACTAGTGTACCCGATGCGCCTTACCGTGGCATCGCAACCAGGTTGCGCCTAGTAGTAATGATAACCCGCGACGGGGCTATTCTGAGCCATCCACTCACGAATAGACTCATGTAGGGTTGCATCAGTGTCAAAAACCCAACTAAAAATATACCCACCAAATCCATCGTCAACCTCATTAATGACGTATTCACCGCCATGCGCGCCATTAAGGCAAATGTGGATTAAGCGGTCGTCACTTAGCCACCACTCAAAAGACCTAATGACACCATCGGAAACCATGCCCGCTAGCGCTCCCATAAGTTCCTGCACGTCATGGCCATAAGATACCACTGTCAAAACACCTCTCTAGGTCACTGGCTAGACCCCGCTGGTCTTGCTCTCTGAAAATGACTATACGGCATGACATATCGCAACGCAACCCGCGCGAGTTAACCACTCAAAACGCTACCCCCGGTCACTACCCCCGCCGGCTGCCGTGACCTGCACTTATGCCGAGCGCCACGCCCTCGAGCACCGCCACGCCCTCGAGCACCGCCACGCCCTCGAGCACCGCCACGCCCTCGAGCACCGCCACGCCCTCGAGCACCGCCACGCCCTCGAGCACCGCCACGCCCTCGAGCACCGCCACGCCCTCGAGCCAGGGCAAAAGCCGCCCCGACCAGCGCAAACACACCCCACCACGCGCCCCCATCGCACACGCCAAAACAACGCCAAAACAACGCCACGACCTGCATAAATGCACACCAAGGGCAGGGGGGGCACCCCGAGTCGCGCCCCGCGCCCCCCTCCTGTTATAGCGCCGACGGTTGCGTACGGGTCGGAAGTTTCTTGAAAAGGGTTTGCAGTACGGATTTGTAGGGTGGCGGATATGGCCCTGACCTGCGGTTTTGCATGTTCTGGGTAACTTTTCTCCTTGAAAAAATGCGCGGAGGTTCCCAGAAGTTTCGGAGCCTTCGGGCCGAAAATCCCCTGTTCAGCGCGCCGCCCCCTCGCTCCTATGCAGGTCAAGCATGGAGAGTCGTAACACGCCAACTTGTGTCAGTGCGCCACATCGACTAACCTTGAGGTAACCGCAAAGGAGGGAACAGCAAATGAAGTGCAAGCACTGCAACGGGAGCATTGAAGTGACGATGGGTCGCCGCCCTACGTACTGCTCGGGCAAGTGCCGGCAGGCCGCGTACAGGCTCCGCAAGGAGGAAGCTCGTGGCAGCATCCCTAAGGAGATGGCAGAGGCTCGTCGTTGGGTTCGCTGTGACGGCAAGGTCCCTACAGGCAAGGATGGTCGTCGTCTTCAGTGGAGCAAGGAGGAGAACTGGTTGACGTTCATGGAGGCGAAGAATGCCGACTACGGTGATGGCTTCGGTTTCATCATGGGAGACGGCTTCGGCGTCATTGACCTGGATGACTGCTTCGAGGATGATGGTTCGCTTACCCCGTTGGCAGTTCGTGTTCTTGAGGAGAATCCTGGGGCGTGGGCCGAGCGTTCGATGTCCGGGCAGGGGCTGCATGTGTGGGGTTGCATGGAGCACGCTGTGGGGTATCGCCAGGAGGGGATTGAGGTGTACTCGTTTGGTCGTTTTATCCGGGTGACCGGCAATGAGTTTCAGGCCGGGGAGGGCGCGCTGCCCGTATTGTCGGTTTAGTGGTTGGCAAAAAGTCTCAAGTTGAGATTGAGGCATTTATGCAACATGTGTGTTGCGTAATTGTTTTTACTACCCCCGTTCGGGGTGGTTTCGCTGGTTTCCCAAATTTTTTTCTTACGACTTTTTGACGACAGTTAACGTTCGTCTACAATCCCTCACTTCTCCCATTTTTGCGTATGCTACAATCAAAGATAGGTTCAACCTACAGGAGAACCGAGCACCGCATAGGTGCGCGTAAGCGCGACTAACGGTGAGAAGGGGAGCCAGTAGGACGAAGCAACAACAAACGTTGTTCCTTCACCTACCACTAACCAGTAACCTTACCTGGTAATCAGAAGGAAAATATTAATTTCCCTTCCTCATACTGCCTAGCCACCAGGGGCAGTGAGTTACGGTGCCACAGTAGCAGGCTCCTCTCAATCAAGATTTTCTTTCTTCTTCTCTTCCTCTCTCCCCAGCCACTGACACACAGTGACGCAGGGGGTCGCCGCGAGGCAAAGACCACGCCCGTTGCTGGCTTGACTCCGGTTGCGGACAGCTATGCCTAAAACCAGTTAGGCCGGATTTCGTTGCTGTTCTTGCCTTCTTAGCTTGGGGTTACTGCGGGCCGTAACGTTACTGGTTTGCAGTGGTTTCAGAGAGAAAAGAAGGAGAATATTTTTTTATCTTTTTCTGTGATTGGAGAGTTATGCCTGGTCCTGTTCCTAAGCGTTCTTCGCAGCGTCGTCGTCGTAATAAGGAGGGCGGCGAGGTTACTACCTTGTCGGTATCTAATCCGTCTGTTGAGCAGCCTCCGGCTGACCCTACGTGGCCGGCGATTGTTACTGAGTGGTACACGTCGTTGGCGGAATCTGCGCAGGCGCATTATTACGAGCCGTCTGATTGGCGTCACGCTGTCCTTGTTGCGGAGATTATGGCGCAGGAGTTTAACGCGTTGTATGAGACGGGTAAGCCGCTTCGTGCGATGCAGTTGCAGGTGATTTTTGCTGAGATGACGAACTTGATGACTACGGAGGGGGCTCGTCGTCGTCTCCGTCTTGAGGTGGAGCGTGCTAAGGCGGAGGACGCTAAGGAGGAGGCGGCTGTTGTGTCGATGATGGAGAAGTATAAGGAGGCGTTTTAGTTGGATGTTTCTGCGGAGATTGTGAAGGCTCGTGGTGAGCGGGTCGCTTCGGAGGCTATGCGTTCTGCTCGTGATGCGTGTCGTGTGGTGTCGGAGCTTGTTGATGAGTTGACGATTGCGCAGACGCGTGTGGAGTCGTTGAGGCGTCGTGTGGGGGTTCTTGAGTCTCGTCCTGTGGGTGATGTTGAGGCGTTGAAGGATGAGTTGGCGGCAGCTCGGGAGGAGGCGGAGGCGTGGCGGGATATGTGGCGTAATGCTGTGTCCATGCTCGCTGCTGATGAGGAGCGGGTGAATAAGTTCATGGATACGGTGTTGGACTTGGTTTATGGAGAGGGCGTGTAGTTCCTTGTCGGATGGTGCTGTGAGGCGTGTTGCGGCTGCGGATAGGCTGGATACGTTGCCGGAGGGGGTGCCGGAGTTGACGTTGGGGTGGGAGGCGTTGGCTTGGTGTGCCCGGTATTTGCGTCACCCTGATGGGGCTAGGGAGGGTGAGCGTTGGCAGTTCACTCCTCGGCAGGCGAGGTTTGTTTTGTGGTGGTATGCGGTTGACGAGGATGGGAATTGGCTGTTTGGTCATGGTGCTCGTCGGTTGAGTAAGGGTCCTATCGCACATTCTGAGCTTGTTTTTACCCCGTCAGGATTCCGCCGGCATGGTGATCTTCGTATTGGCGATGAGGTCTTTGCTGTTGATGGGAGCATCACTGAGGTCATTGATCTCGGGGATGAGGTAGTTGACGACACGTATCGGGTGACGTTCAGGGACGGCACTTCGGTTGTGTGTACTGGTTCGCATCGTTGGCCTGTCGATGTGTTTGTGGGGCGCGGCCCTCGTCGGCGTGAGATTCGCACGGTGAAGGAGATGTTGGAGGAGGGTCTTGTCTTTGAGCGTGCGCTGACTAAGGGGCGGACTAAGTGCTCCACGCCGGGCGTGGCCCGGTTTAGGACTTTGCCTACTCCTTGCGTGGAGGGGCGTGAGCGGGTTTTGCCTATTGACCCGTATCTGTTTGGCTACTGGCTGGGCGATGGGGATAGTGACCAGTTCCGCATCACTGTGGGGGAGAAGGATTTGGATAGATTCTTGGCGGAGGCGGCTGTTCATGGCTTCCGCTCCCCTACCATTAAGAAGCAGGGGAAAAATGCTTTCCGGGTTAACTTCGCCGATAGCGGTTTGACGGGGAAGCTCCGGGAGCTGGGGGTGCTGAAGAATAAGGGCATCCCGTCTGAGTATCTCGCCGCGTCCTATGAGCAGCGTCTCGCGCTCTTGCAGGGCATTGTTGACTCTGACGGCCATGTGAGCAAGGACGGTCGCGTTGAGGTGTCGATGATGCGCATGGAGCTTCAGGATGACATTGTTGCGCTGTGCCGCTCTTTGGGGTTGGCACCTCGGTGCATTGTGGGGGATGCGACTCTTCGGGGTCGTGTTGTTGGGCAGCGGTTCCGTGTGAGCTTCTCCCCTTGCGGTGAGCAGGTTTGTAGGCTTGAGCGGAAGCTGGAGCGGACGGCGCGGGAGTATTCCCATAAGGTTCCGTTTAGCCGTTCGCGCACGATTGTGTCGATTGAGCCGGTTGCGGAGGAACCTGCTCGGTGTATCACGGTTGCGCATCCTTCTCACCAGTACCTCGTAGGCGAGGGTATGGTGCCTACGTGTAATTCTGGTAAGTCGCCCTGGGCTGCGGTTATGTCGTTGGTGGAGTTGTTGGCTCCGGTGCGGTTTGATCGTTTTGTTGAGGGGGTTCCTGGGGGTTGTGTTGGTCGTCCGGTGGCTATGCCGTTGGTGCAGGTTGCTGCGGCGTCGGCGTCTCAGACGGCTAATACGATGTCGTATGTTCGTGCGTTGGTTGCTTCTTCGCCGGCGTTGTTGGCGGAGTATGACTTGGATGTGGGTAAGGAGAAGATTTATTCGAAGCCTGCTGGTGAGTTGACGATTATTACGTCGTCTGCTCATTCGGCGGAGGGTGCTCGTGCGACGTGTGTGATTGCGGACGAGTTGGAGCACTGGTTGCCGTCTAATGGTGGTACGGCGTTGCATTCGACGTTGAAGGCGAACTTGACTAAGACGGGTTCGCGGATGATTGAGACGTTGAACTCGTGGATTCCTGATGTGGGGTCTGCTGGGGAGGCTACGTTTAAGGCGTGGTGCGATATTGAGGATGGTCGTGCTCGGGAGGTTGATCGGGGGATTTTGTATGATGCGGTGCAGGCTCCTCCTGGGATTGATTTGGCGGACGAGGAGTCTTTGCGGGGGGCGTTGGAGTTCGTGTATGCGGATTGTCCGTGGTCGTTGGAGCATTTGGATGCGATTATTTCGGATATTTATACGTCGCCGGACGCGTCTGCGGCTCGTCGTAAGTATCTGAATCAGAATGTGGCTTCGGATTATTCGTGGGTTGACCCGCAGGCGTGGGCTGCTTGTGCGGATTTGGAGCGGGTGGTCTCCTCGGAGGAGGAGGTTGTTTTGTTCTTCGATGGGTCGTTGTCTCGTGATGCGACGGCTTTGGTGGGGTGCTGTGTTGAGGATGGGCATGTGTTCACGTTGGGGGTGTGGGAGCCGGGGAATGAGCATGGTCGGGGTTCGGGGCGTGTTAGCCCGGAGGTTGTGGATGCTCGGGTTGAGTTTGCGTTTGAGAAGTATAATGTTGTGGCGTTTTTCGCTGATGTTCGTGAGTGGGAGGGGTTCGTGCATCATGTGTGGCCGGAGCGTTATCGGGATAGGTTGAGGGTTTGGGCTGCTCCTCGGGGTGATTTGCCGGCGCCTATTGCGTGGGATATGCGTGGTAAGGTTAAGGAGTTCACTCTTGCTGCTGAGTTGGCGGAGTCGGAGATTCTTGAGGGCCGGTTTACTCATGATGGTCACCCGGATTTGGCTAATCATGTTCGTAATGCTCGGCGTTATGAGAATCGGTGGGGGATTTCTGTGGCGAAGGAGTCTAAGAACTCGTCGCAGAAGATTGACGCGTGTGTGGCGATGATTGGTGCGCGTCATGTTTGTCGTTTGGTTCGTGAGTCGTCGGCGTCGTCGATGACTTATGATGCGTTTTTCTTGTGATTGTTGGGAGTTTTTGTGAAGGCTGCTGCTGCTACGGATGCTGTTCGTAATTTGTTGGGGGTTCATGTTGGGGAGGAGGTTCGTTGGTCTCGTATTGATCGGGCGGTGAAGGAGCCGTCCGAGGAGGCTATGCGGTCGATTTATGGTATTGACAGGTCTGGCCGTAATTATGCGCAGCAGATGCAGATTGCTCGGCAGTCGTTTAACCCTGTGCTTGAGTTGCTGTTGTCTACGTATGGGCAGTCGTTGAAGGTTGCTAACTATTTCTTGGCTGATGAGGGGGCTGGTGATGGTCGTCGCCAGTCGGAGGCGTGGGAGTGGTGGCAGCGGAATCGGATGGACGGGCGGCAGACTGGGCTGCATCATTCGGCGTGTAAGTATGGGTTGGCTTATACGTCGGTGTTGCCGGCGGATATGTATCCGGCGCCTACGTTGGGTACGCAGCCGGTGCGGGGTGCGTTGATTGGTACGCATAATCCTCGGAAGATGACGGCTGTGTTTTCGGAGTCGTGGGATATGTCGGAGTATCCGATTCTGGCGTTGCAGCATGTTGATAATGGTTTCCGTTTGTATGACGAGGAGTATGTGTACTTCTTCGGGGTGGAGCGGAAGCCGGAGACGGCGAAGCAGTGGCTGGAGAAGTATTACACGGCCCCGGATAATCTGAAGCTGATTGAGCGCCGTAAGCATGGGGTTGGGGTGACTCCTATTGTCCGCTACCGGGATAAGATGATGACGGATGGCGAGGAGTCGTTCGGCATGGTTGAGCCGATGATTGGTGTTGCTGATCGTATTAATCAGACGAACTTCCAGGAGGGCGTGGCCCGCATGTTCTCCGCGTTTAAGCAGCGTTACATCATTGGTTGGCAGCCGAAGTCGGAGGCGGAGGCGTTTAGGCAGAAGGCTTCGGATACGTGGTGGTTCCGGGACGAGAAGAACAAGGTTGGGGTTGGACAGTTCGACGAGACTGATTTGGGCCAGTATGTGGGTTCTCGGCAGGCGATGGAGCAGGCGTTCGCTGCGTTGGGGCAGATGCCGGCGACGGTGATGGGCGCTTCGGCTATTTCTAATGTGTCTGCGGAGGGTTTGGCCGCGCTGGAGCGGTCGAAGGACGCGCAGGTGTCGGAGTTGCAGACCGCGCTGGGGGAGGCTCACGAGCAGACGTTCCGCTTGGCCGCGTTTGTGGCTGGGGATATGGAGGCTGCGTATGACTTCGGTTCTGAGGTTGTGTGGGAGGATACGTCGGCGAAGTCGTTGGCCCAGGTGATTGACGCTTTGGGCAAGATGGCTGTGATGCTTGGGGTTCCTGTTGAGGAGCTGTGGCCGGAGATTCCTGGGTGGACGTCGCAGAAGGTGGCCCGTGTTCGCGCTGCTCGTGATGCCCAGTTCGACTTCGACCCGTTGGGGAAGTTCGGCCTTGGGGAGAGCGGGGAGGGTTTCCTGAAGCCTCCGGGTAACCCGTCTGGCAAGAAGCCTGCGACGCCGGCGGAGTTCGGCACTGGCTCCCCTGGCGGCGGCAAGGCTCGCGTTAAGAACGGGTTCTCTCAGATGCGGGATGGTGACGGCGACGGGATTTACGGGGAGTAGCTCGCATGGTTGAGGCGATGTTGTTGTTCTTCGCCCTGCTGCTGCGGTCCTTCCGTGAGCGTGTGCGGGCGAAGGTTAAGTCGGTTCCTCGGACGGTGGAGGAGTCTAACCGGCTGGCTGTTGAGTTGTACCCGCTTGTGGTGGAGGCTCGTCGGGTGGCGTACAGGCAGCAGGCGATTGAGATTCGCCGGCACATGCAGTCGGTGTATGGGGTGAGGGTGGAGCCTGCCCCTCCTCGGGGGTTTTCTGTGCGCCCTGTCTCGGACGCTGTGTTGCGGGCTGCTGGTATTACCGGCGGCTGGTCCGGGGAGGTTGACACGGATTACGTGGAGGACATGGATGGGGTGTTGGCGAAGCCTTTTGCTCCGGCGGGGCGGGAGGATGCGCCGGATAGTGTGGAGGAGTTTACGCGCCGTGTGGCGTCGTCTCTGGAGCGGCATGTCCAGAATGCTGGGCGGGAGGCTGTGATTGATACGGCTGTGGGGCCTCCGGTTCCTCGTCAAGAGTTGGAGATCGAGGATGTTGTGCCCGACCCGGTGGAGACTGATGAGGGGTGGGAGGAGTTTGAGGATGTGCCGACGATTGAGGACTATAAGCGGGAGCGAGAGGAGGCTCGTCGTCGTAGGCAGGCGCAGAATCGCCCGAAGGGTGTTGTGTTGGGATGGGCGCGCGTGTTGGCTGGCGAGACGAACTGTGCGTTTTGTGCGATGTTGGCGTCTCGTGGGCCGGTATACAAGTCTGGGGTGACGGCGGGGTTTGAGGCGCATGATGGCTGTGATTGTTCGGCTACGCTTGTGGTGAAGAATCAGCCTTGGGAGGGGGAGGCGGAGTGGCGTGCGTTGGAGGAGTTGTGGAAGGATGCTCGGGATAGCCCTTCGGAGTATGAGTTGCGGCGTGCGGAGTTTGGGCAGTTGGATTCTCCGATGAAGCGTTTTCGTTCTCGTTTTACGGCGCTTGATCGGGAGTTTAAGGATGAGGCGTTTAAGGCTCCGATGGTTCGGGAGGTTGAGGGGATTTTGGTTCGTCGTGGGTTGTGGAAGGAGCGTCGCGGGGCGGCGTAGTACCCCCGTTTGGGTGTAGTTTGTCACATTTTTGAAACTCATTTACGCACGTAAGGCACCAGGTGGCGCTACTCGTTGACGTTTCTTTTCGTTTGTGTAACCCGCGGTGCGCGACACTCCTTGACTCATGTGTTATACTTGTGTTGTAGCCAGTGAGAGAGGGGCCCACCTCCACCGCCGCCCTTCTCTGTTTCCCGTGTCTTTGAGGCCACGGGGCTGGTTACGCCCACCTCCTTCCCCGCCCCGGTGCCTTTTCCTTCCCTAGGGTTCCGGGGCTATGGTCAAGGCCCTCGCTGGCGCGAGGCATTGTGATTTGCGCGCAGGGGTTCGATTCCCCCCTTGGCCCCTGGAGTCTGCCAGGTAATCGCCCGGCGTGACTCCGCTAGGGTCGCGGTAGCGACCTGCGGCGCGGTTGGTCGCGCGCCCCACCTACCGCGAAGGTAGCACTGGGATTTGCAGCCCCACTCCCCCGAGGCATCGGGGGCGCTACCCTCCCCGCGCTTGCGGTGCGGAAACATTCATGCATGACGCTTCAATATAAGCCGAGAGCGCACTGCTCGAAGCTAAGGTGTCTCTTTCCTTCCAAGAAAAACCCCGTGCAGGCTACCCCTGTGCGGGGTTCTTCTATGCAACAACGGGCCGACCAGCAGGGAGACGTGGTGCGACCCCACGTCCGGCCACTACCCCTACACGCCTCCAGGAGGGGCGAAGCGGGGCGACTAGGTAAACAACAAGCAACCCAGGAGGTTGACGTTGGCTAACGCCACTGAAAACAACGAGGCAGCAACCGAGCGGCAGGAGGACAATACCCCTCCCCCGCAGGGAGCTCCGGCAGACAACGCCAACACGGAAGACATTCCGGTTGACGTTCTGCGTAAGCAGCTCGCGGACGCCCGCAAGGAAGCCGCCCGTTACCGCAACGAACGCAACGATCTCAAGGACGACGCCCAGGCTTGGCGAGACAAGCAGGAGGCGGAGAAGTCCGAGATCGAGCGACTCCAGGAGCAAAACGCCGCCAACGAGCAGCGCCTCGCCGAGGTGGAAGCTGAACGGCTGAAGCTCACCGTCGCTCACTCCTACGGCCTGGAGCCGGACGACGTTGCGCTCCTCGGCAGTGGCGACAAGGAAACCCTGGAGGCGCGAGCCGCCCGGATTTCCGAACTGTACAAGAAGGCAGCCCCCCAGCACGCCGCGCCTAACGGGCGACCACTGGAGTCTATGCGCTCCGGTGCCGGCGAGGCCGAGGAAAAGCCTGACAACGCCTATCCATCTAACTGGATTTAAACAAGCTAGGAGCACAAATGGCTACCACTGCCGTGCATTACACCCCTGGCGCGCAGGTCACGATTAAGGCGGGCGCGGACCTTACCGCTGGCACCTTCGTCAAGATCAGCGCGTCCTGGGATGACCGCCGCAACCCGGTTGTTACCCCCGCAGCCGCCGCAGACACCCCGTTCGGCTTCGTCCGCAACGATACGGAGAAGGACGACTACGTGACCGTCTACCGTGGCAAGTACATCGCCGACTTTGTTGCCGAGGGCAGCATTAAGGGCGGCGCAGCCGTCGCTATCGGCGCAGCAGGCAAGGTCAAGACCGCCGCCGACGGAGCTAACGCCATTGGTATCGCGACCGCCGACGCTAGCAACGGTTACGTCTCCGTTGCTGTGAACTAGACAAAGGAGCGTAACTTATGGCTGAAGCACAGAAGTTCCTTTCCGCCGAGTTCCCTGGTAACATTCACCAGAACGAGGACGGCGGAATCACTGTTGAGCAGATGCTCAACGAACCTACCCGTATCTCCCGATACGTCACCGAGAAGATCAGCGATGACCTCCTCTCGGAGCACCTGTACTCCTCCACCAAGACTTCCGGTGGCGCGCTGATCTTCAATCAGCTGCTCGGCGCAAGCCCGGCCACCTCTGAGAAGCGCACCGGCGTGATTGCGCCTGGCGGCGAGTTCCCGACCATCGACAACATCGACGTTGAGGAGCAGCTCGTCAAGGTCCGCAAGATCGGTGGCAAGGTCGGCATCACCGACGAGGCGGTTAAGCGTAACGACTCCCGCTACCTGAACCAGGAGCTTATGCGCCTGGCGAACCGCATGAAGCTGGACCTTGAGTCCGACGCTGTGGCCGCCTTCGATAAGGCTATGGACGCCATCGGCGACAATGCCCTGAAGTTCGAGTCCACCGGCTGGGCCGCGAAGACTAAGGTTAAGGCCGCCGATAAGGTCGCTGCTGACTCCATCGAGGCGGACCTCCTGAAGCTGCGCCTTGAGACCCGGAAGCAGGACCTGGGCTACAACTTCTCCACCCTGCTCATTAACCCGGAGGACCACTTCAACCTGTCCCTGGTTGCCGGTATCGGCAGGGAGCAGGAGTTCGTTGGCCGTTTCGGCTGGACGATCAAGCCCACCAACCGTGTTGAGAAGGGGTCGGCTTACCTGGTTGCCCAGAAGCAGGTTGGTGTCATCGGTGTTGAGTCCCCGGTGTCCACCGAGACTTGGCGCGAGGCTAAGTTCCAGGAGTCCTACACCCAGACCTGGGCTACGGTCGCTCACGCGATCACCGACCCGCTGGCGATCATGAAGCTGGAAGGCCTGGCGTCCTAATGGCTTTCGCGACAGTTGAGGATTATAAGTCACTGTCGCCTGCCCCTGTCCCCGAGGGGCAGGAGGCTCTCATTGGGAAGCGCCTTGAGGCCGCGTCTGTGTGGCTTTATAACCTGTACCCGCAGATACCGGAGCACCCGGAAGGCCGACTGGCTGTGACGCTGGAGACCATCGTTTGCTCGATGGTTCGCCGCGCCCTGAACACGGCTGATACCGAGGGGTATTCGCAGTACAACGAGACTGCGGGTACGTTCTCCGTTGGGTTCCGTTCCGATGGGCAGGGCAACTTCTTCCTGTACCGGGCGGAGCGCGAACAAATCGAGTCCGCGCTGGGGGCAATCTCTGGCACGGCTGGCTCGTTTGAGGCGCTCTGCTAGTTCCGCTTGAAAGGCAGGTGCCGTGCTACGTTTCCACGGACATGAGTATGTGACTGTCGAGCGGCCCGCCGAGAGGCGCTCCCGTCATGGGGATAGGGGCGCGTTCACTACTTTCACTGCCGGCCCTTGCTCCGTGGCCTGGTCTACTGCCTGGTCGTCGGTGAGTGAGGTTAGTAAGTACCCGATTGAGGCGACGAACCGTGATGTGAGCTTGTTCTTCGCCTATGAGCCGGACATTAGGTTCGATGACCGGGTGATCTTCGAGAACAAGAACCGTTACCGCGTTGTAGCCATTGAGCCGTGGCGTTCCCGTGTGTCTGGCCGGCTTATGGGGGTTGAGATTCGAGTGTCCGGCATGGAGACAGGGGGTGCCTCGTAGTGGCCGTCACGAAGTTTAGGTACGTCCGCGAGGGCGTCCGCAAGCTGGCGGTTGCGCCGGAGACGAAGGAGATTCTTCGCGAAGGGGCTACCCAGCTGCTTCCGGGGGCCGTAGCTTCCCTAGGTCATGACACTGGGGCGCTGAAGAAGTCGGCGCACGTGACGACCAGCATCTATAAGGGCAAGGTTATGCGCGCCCATACGGCGTACATCATTGTCGATGGCGTTAGGCCGGAAGACCCTGGCGCTAAGGGCAGCCCTTTCCGGCTCCAGTCTCACGCTGCGTATCACGAGGCGGAGACAGGTAACCTGCGGAATTTCCTGGCGCGCACCCACGCGACCGTGGGGTCGAAGCATCTCATTGCGGACGCGGTGCAAGACCTTTCGGCCCGGAGGCCTCCTCCGCCGGGAGCAAAAAAAGCTGCGGCGAAGAGCGAGAGTGCCCGCCGCGCGAACCGTAAGCCAGTGACAAGAAAGTAGGCGTATGCCCTTCATTTTCCCTATCAAGTCCACATTCCGGGACGTTGAGGACATCGTATGCGACTACCTCGACGACATCCTCTCCGAAGTCACCCCCCAAGTCTCGTCCTACACGTTCTTGCCGGACGAACTGGACGAGATTCTGAACGACGAGCGACAGGGCGCTGTCGTCCTCGTCACCAGGGTTGGTGGGGCTTCGGACTACGGTTCCGGGGCAACAACGGACACAGCTGCCATCTCCCTGTCAGTGTTCTCCAACACGCGAGCCGACTCATGGAGCTTGGTGAGCTACATCCGCCAGCGCCTGTATGACGACTCCTCGGGGTTCTTCGTCGGCGACGCCCGCGTCACGAAGGTTGATGAGACAACCGGGCCGTTCGACCAGCCGTTTGATGACCCGCTGCGACGGGTCGCAACCTTCTACTTCAACATCACAGTCCGCCGCAACACGCGGTAGGACTCAACTTTTCGCAAAGGAGCGAACTGTATGACTACTTTCTCTAAGCTCAAGGGCAAGCAGGATAGCCTGCTTTTTGCGGCGCTCGACTGCCTCGTCCTGATTAAGCCGTATGACGGCACCTTCCCGGAGGCTATCACCAACGCTGACGGCTCCCTCCGCGACCTGTACTCCGAGGGCTTCCGCACCATCGGTGAGTTCCAGAAGTCCGAGGGCGTCGGCCTGACCTTTGACAAGGAAGTTGACGGCCCGGAGGGCTACGGCTCTCGCGGTAAGCGCCGATACATCATCTCCTCCGAGGGTATTAACCTGTCCGTCACCGCGCAGGAGCACCGACTGTCCACCCTGGGTATCGTGTATGACGCGAACACCAAGGAGCTGGTTGAGGCTGGCAAGGGTAACCAGGAGGACGGCGGCTTCATTCTGAAGAAGAACCGTGCGGCTCGCCTGCCGGAGTACACCGTCGTCGTCATCGGCCTGGATGGTGACCCAGGCCAGGAGATTTACCCGGTCTGGATTATCCCGAAGATGACCATGACTAACACGGGCGACGTCTCCCTGTCCGACTCCGAGACCATTGCCTTCCAGCTTCAGTTCGAGGGCACCGAGTCCGCCGAGTACGACTCCCTGTACGGCTTCGGCTACGTCGGTCCGGGCATGAAGGACGGCAAGGTCTTCGAGCTGATGGCCGGCACCGAGGACGCCCCGAGCGGAGCTGTCGAGAGCGGTGGTTCCGGCCAGGCCGGTCGCGACTGAAGCGACGGGGCCGGACGCGAGGATAACTCCCCTGGCGTCGCGGACAACAACGAAGTCGTCCCCGAAGTTGACGACAGCGCCGGCGAGTCTTCCGGCGAAGAGGGCGACGTAATTCCGTAGCCCCCTCATGGCCCACGGGTTTCTTGGCAGACCGCCCGTGGGCCACACCCTAATGGTCTGCCTACCCTAGCTTTCACACTTTTTCGTACCTAAGGAGTCTGCCAACTCATGTCTACCGCTAAGAATACTAAGAACACCGCAGCACAGAAGGCTGCTAAGTTTGCACGCCTTCGCCAGCGAGCAATTGATTCCGGCCTTGTCCGTGGCCAGGACGTCAAGTCCGCAGAGGACTATGTACTCGGGGCCGAGCTGGGCTTCGACCCGGAGATTCGCGTCACCGCGCCATCTCTAGAGGACATGCTCGTGATTCAGCAGGCCGCCCAGGGCGGCGGGGCATGGGACCTGGCTCTGGCCCTGTTTGGGTACGACGACGCGCGCCGCATCGTGGCCGTGCTTGACGAGAACCTTGACGGCAACGCCGCATCCCAGACGCTGGTTGGCATCGTCATTGACGTCACCGAGCACTTCTACGGCCCGGACGCGCTGACCACCCCGGAGGGGTTTACGTCGCGGCTGTAATCATCGGGTCGAGGGACAAGGAGATCAGGTGGGATTTGCACCACTACCTTGGCCTCGACCTTGACGATTGGCTGAAGGGCTGGAGGTCGTGGGAGGACTTAATGTACTTCCTGGACAACATGCCGCAGGGGTCGCATTACTGGGCTGCCCGCATGTCTGACAAGGATATGGCGGAGGCGATTCTTGATGTGTCCGCTGGCGGGTCTGTTAAGGCTCCCGCGACTCCTCCCCTTCTTGGATGGACGTCGGAGATCGAGGCGTTGACGAACATCCTTGATATGCAGAACATTACGCTGCACGCCCATGCCGGGGACAGTAAGGGCTTTAAGCCGCAGCCCCGACCGGAGACCGCCCTAGACATTGTGAAGCGCGAACGTAAGGACAAGAAGATGAGCGCCGTTGAGGCGCGGTTAGCCGGAAAGGGTTAAGCAATTGGCAGGCAGAAGCTACCGTGTTGGTACGGCCTCAATCGCGGTAAAGCCCGATTTTAAGTATTTCCAGCAGCGCACTAATGCTGCTATCCGTAAGCATGAGAAGAGTATCCGTGACCTTCATGTGAAGGTTGAGCCGGATACCCGTGAGCTTGACAGGTTCAAGGCGTCTCTGGCGATGGAGAACTTGAGCCTCCGCATCACTCCTGTGGTGGACTGGGATAAGTTCTGGGCCGAAGTTCGGGCAGTCACGTCGCTGGCGAAGACTCAGATTGACTTCAGTGCGGACATTAACGACGCCAACGCTAAGCGTAAGCTGCGGGAGTTGAGCCGTGGCCGGGAGGCGAGCCTTGACGCCGAGGTCTCGACCGCCCGCGCGCAGGCGGAACTGGCCGCCCTGTCGCGAGATCGCCTGGCAAGGGTGCGTGTCAAACTTATGGGGCTGAAGAAGGCGCAGCGCGACCTGAATACGCTGGCTCGCGACTACACGCTTCGCCTGAATGTCGATTATGACGACAGGAAGATGAACGCTCTCCAGAATGAGCGTATCGCGCACCGTCGGGCCGATGTTGCGGTGAACCTTTTGGGCGTGTCGATGGCCGAGGCTCGTCTGGACGCCCTGTCTCGCGACCGTGTGGTTAATATCACCACGTCGCTTGAGGGGAAGATTCTCGACCCCTACGACCTGCGGAAGGCTCCGCAGCTCCCAGTCAAGCTCAACCCTATGTTCAAGGAGCTTGTGCGGGATATTAAGGCGTGGTCGAAGGCCGTGAAGCCGGAGATCGACGTTGGTTTTAATCTTCGAGGCACTGCGGCTGCCAGAGCCGAGCTGGCGGAGCTTACCCGCACCGAGACGAAGAATGTCAAGGTCAAGGTTGACCAGACTCACCTCCAGCGCGCGGCTGCCCAGATGCGTTCGCGCCTTACGGCGCTTGGCGAGGCCGGGTGGAGCGCGACCACATTGGCGGCGAAGCTGTCAGCGGTTGGCTTGGCTGCGTCCGGTGCAGTCCCCGAGGTCGCTGCCCTAACTAGGGAGATCGGCCATATCGGGAAGATCGCGAACTTCGCGCCCGCCATTGTCAACTCCTTCGCCCAGATCGGCGCGGCGGCAGCTGTCGGCCTGGGTGGCCTGTTCGGCAAGGACTCCCCCTTCGAGGATATGATGGAGGCCTACGCGAACCTTGAGGAAGGCCCCCCTGAAGGACTAAACGACATCGACGCCGCCCTGTGGGGGTTGGGGGAGAACACGAAGGAGGCCATGAAGGCCGTTGGTGGCCTTCGTGGCGAGTTTAAGGACCTCCAGAATGTTGCCCGCGAGGCCCTGGCCAACGGCATTGGCCCGGAGATGGAGAAGCTCGCCGAGAAATACCTCCCGGCACTGAAGGACTACACCCACGCCATTAACACGGACCTTAACCAGATGGTCCGCGTATGGGGGCAGTTCCGCCGCAGTGGCGACGGATTCCGGGATACGCGTACCCAGCTGGCCGCTTCCCGCCAGCTGATGTTCGAGTTCACCAACGCCGCCCGTTACGCCATGTACGCATGGAATGACATGGCGACGGTTGGTTCGGCGTTCATGCCCCGCATGGGGCGCTGGCTGTCTAACGGTGCCCGTGGCTGGGCTGAGTGGGCGCGCGAGGCTCGTAACTCTGGTGAGATGATGCGCGGCATGGAGCGCGCTCTCGAAGCGTCCCGTAACGTCGGTATGGTTACAGCTGGCGCGTTCTCTGTGCTGTCGAGCGTGTTCCGCGCGGCTTCGGGGGACGCGGATAAGCTCACGGACCGGATGGTCCGCAACATGAACGCCACACGGGAGTGGGCTAAGTCCGCCCAGGGGCAGGCGCAGATGTCCGAGTTCTTCCGCCACGCCACCATCGCGGGTGACGAGTTCTCCGCGACGATGAAGACTATCGCCGGCGTGTTCACCAAGGACCTTACCCCCGTCCTGTCCGCTTTCCTGTCCGGCATGGGGCCGGGACTACGCATCGGCATTGAGGCGATTGGTGAGGGCATCCGGTCGCTTGAGAAGTCCGCCCGTTCGGCTGGCGAGGTTGTTGGCCGGTTCTTCATGGGCTTCCAGGCGTGGGGTATGCCCCTGTACCCGCTGGTCAACACGGTGCTTCCGTCTTTGATGAAGCTGCTGTCTGGGCTTGCGCCGGTGATTGGTGCTCTGGCTGGCCCGATTGGTTCGCTGATTATTGCGCAGACCGCTGCGCATAAGATGGCCCCGTTCTTGAGCGCGCTTGACCACTTGATGTCCCGTAAGTACGGCAAGCTGGTATTCGGCTTCTCGTCCGTTGCGGGCGCGGTCATGGCGCTTGGTGTCGCGTTTGAGCCTGTCGCCGAGCTTCTTGGCGATGTGGCGCGTGGCCTTGTGAGCCTGAACGACGCTACGGGCGGGGCGATTGTGAAGCTTCTCGGGGTTTCCACCGCCGTGGCCCTTGTCACTAAGGGCGTTAAGAATCTCCGCATGGCGTATGTTGGCCTCGCCGCCCAGGAGGGCAAGCTTGGGGCTAATGGCGCGACGTTCGCGGCCACCACTATCCGTGGGTTTAAGTCCGCAACGGGCGCTGTGATGACTCATGTTAGGGCAATCCGGGACGCTAACGCGGCGTACAAGGGTTCTCATGCGCGCGTGATTCGCTACGGTCTGGCGCTTCAGGAGAAGAACCGCGAGTACATGAAGAGCGCCGCCAGCGTTGCAAGGCTGGAGAGGAGTCTTTGTGACTCTGTTGCGGAGAGGAATCGTCTAGCGGCTTACGGCGCGAACGCTGCACTTGAGAAGTCGCGCAAGCATCACGCTGCATTGGCGGGCCAGGTCGAGGACTTGCGGGGCAAGTACGCCGCTGCGGTGGCTGACTCCCAGGGGCGCACGAGGGCGCTACAAAGCATGGGCGCGGCCATGCGCGGCGGTCTCGCGAAGACGGGCAGTGCCCTACTGTCCCTCGTCGGCGGACCAATGGGCCTCGCTATCGGAGCGATCACCACGCTGGGCCTTGGTGTTGCAGACTCCCGTAAGCGCCTAAAGGGCTTCAATGAGGCAATGAAGGAGAGCGAGCATCTCTCCAAGCGCGCCTTTAAGGACGCCTTCGCCGAGTTCGAGAAGGGCGCGTCCAAGATCGACGCGGCCACTAAGTCGCTCCAGACGTACCGCGAGAATCTCCAAAAGCTGGAGGACAACGGGCCTAACTGGCTCGATAAGTGGGGGGCCAGCTACATGGGGGTGGAAGACCCCCGAGAGAAAATCTCGAAGGACGCTAAGAGCGCCCGCGAAGCCCTCGAAGCGACCGGACTCACCGACGAGGAGATCGGCAAGAAGATCGCCGGCTCCCGCGCCGAGTACGAAAAGTTCAAGCAGTCCCTCGCCGACAACGGCGACACCGGCATGGCAGCCGAGGCTATGGACGACCTGCGAGGCAACATTGAGCGAGCCGAGCAGGCCTTCCGCCGTATGCCAGCCGGTGTCGCGTCCGCCCGCGCAGCCATCGACAATATTCAGGGCAGCGCGAAGGCCGCAGCAGACGATGTTGCAGCCCTCCACATGGCTCTCCTTGAGTTGAACGGTATCAACATTGACGGCGAGAAGATCGTCGGCAAGATGATGTCCGAGATCAACAACGCGAAGGCCCAGATGGGGCAGTTCGCTGGGGCGAAGTTCGACGCCGAGAAGGGGTTCAGCGCCTTCGATGGTGGCGGCTCCGCAGCTGCCAGCGAGTTCCTCATCTCGGCGGGCGACAACATGGTACGACTGGCCCATGCCGGCGAGGACTACCGCCGCGCCCTGGCCGAGATCGAACCAGTCCTCCAGGGCATCGCCAAGGCGTCCGGCGCGGACGTGGAACTCATTAAGGAGAAGTACCGACTTACCGAGCGCCTCGTCGGGCTGACGGCGGGCCTGTCCAACCTTAAGGGCATGGAGGAGATTTCCCTCGTCCTCGCCCAGATCGACAACGCCCCTGACTCCAAGAACATTGAGATCAATGTCAAGGACCAGGCTGCGGTTGACGCCCTTGAGGCGATGGGAGGCAAGGTTGAGAACTGGAATCGGGTCGAAGGTACGGCCACGCTCTCCTTCGAGAGCGACGAGGCGATGGCTAAGGCTAACGAGGCTTTCACTGAGCTGGGCATGTTCATGGCCCACAACCCGGAAGCCCGCCTGAACCTGAATACCGACGCGTTCGACCAGAAGCACTACGAAGCGCTTCACAAGCTAGGCATTATTGACGAGGCCACCCCGGAGGCGGCTGCGGACATTGACTTGACCCAGCTTGATGCCAAGCAGCTCGTCGCGCTCACCACCCTGGCGAAGATTGACGGTGAGAGGCCCGAGCCAAAGATCAGCGCGGACGCCAAGCGCCTCATGGACGAGGCGAAAACCGCAGACGACCGGCTCAAGGAGATTCGGGACAAGAAGGTCAGTATCGACGCCGACGCGGGGCCTTTCCATAAGGTCATGGACGGCGTTAAGAAGGCTCTAGCTATCGCTAGAAACCCGGTCGTGTTCGCCGTCAGTGCCGTATCTAACAAGATGAACGGCGACGAGAAAGGCCATGCCGCTGGTGGTCGCCTCCCCGGCTACGCTGGCGGCGGTCGTCACACAGGTTACCGTCTCCCCCTCGTCGGCCCCGGCACTAACGAGGTCGATGGGTTCACCGGCATCGACGAGAACGGCAACCCAATTGCCCGCGTTGACGCCGGCGAGTGGATTATCAACGCCCGCTCCTCCGAGGACTACGACCGAGAACTAGCGGCCATTAACGCCGGCACGTTCCCGAAGCTCCCCGGCTACGCAGCCGGAGGCAAGCCAGGCGGCAAGGCTGCACCCGAGAAAATCGGTGGGGATATTGGCGCAGCGTTCAGCGCAATCATGCCGAACCTCGGCGGAGACGCCTTCGCCCCACTCCTCGACGCCTGGGGCACAACCCAAGCGGACCTTCAAGGGGAATGGGCGAACTTCCAGGGAGTCGCAGCCTCCACGTGGAAGACTATCGCCGACGATGCCTCTACCCAGTGGCAGGGCATCGGCAACAACATGGAGGACATCTGGGGCACAACGAGCGCCGCACTCACGAGCGGGTTCGCCGAGTTCCAGGCCTTCTCGGACAGCACCTGGGGGTCCCTATCCGAAGTGATGGGACGAACCTACCAGGCCGCGTCCACCACCCTCCAGTCGATCACGAGCGGCCAGATTTTCCCCATGCTCACCAACCTACAGGGCATGGTGGGGCAAACCGAGCAGTCGTTCGCCACCGGAGCTACAGGTATCGGTAACCAGTGGGCGCGCACCCGTGAAGGCGTTGCCGCCCCTATCCGGTACGCAATCAGCAGCGTGTTCAACGAGGGCCTCGTTGGCATGTGGAACTCCGCACACGAGCTTCTCGACACGCCGCTTATGCAGCGTTACCCGCTGAAGTTCGCGGACGGTGGCCACGTCCAAGGCCCAGGCGGCCCACGGGACGACAAGATTCCGGCAATGCTCTCCAACGGAGAGTACGTTATTAACGCCAAGGCTGTTAAGAGCATCGGGTTGCAGAACCTGAACGCGCTTAACAGTGGTGATGTTTCTGTCGCCCCGACTGCCTTCAAGGGCGGGCTGACTGGCCTGATGAGGACGGACGCCACGTGGAACGCTATTGCTGCCCGGTACGCTGATGGTGGCCCGGTTAAGGGCACTAGGGCGTGGGAGCAGTTGAAGCGTGGTTACGATTGGGCGCGTTCCCTGAATGGTCGCCCGTATGTTCTGGGCGGCGACCCTGTTGGCGGCGGCGGCACCGATTGTAGTGGTTATCAAAGTAGTATTGCGGACCGTATTCAGGGCGGCCCTGGCCACCGTCGTTGGGCGACTATGGCATTCAATGGCGGCGGCAACGCCCAGCACCCTACTGGCCCGCAGGGGTTCGTTCAGGGTCTTTCCGCCGGCTTCTCCATTGGTGTTGTGAATGGTGGCCCGGCTGGTGGTCACACGGCTGGTACTATTGGTGGTGTCCCCGGCCTGCCTGCCGTCAACGTCGAGTCCGGCGGTTCCCCGAGCCTCGTGAAGTTCGGCACCGGCGCTGTTGGTGCGGACCACGGCCAGTTCCCAACCCGCTACCACCTCCCCATCATCGACGGAGAGTTCGTTTCCGGTGGCGGAGGTTCCTTCGTCTCCATCGCGTCCCTCGTCTCCGAGGCGATGGCCCCAAGCAAGAAGAAGTTGAAGAACATCCTCGAAGCGTGGGGCAACAAGCCGGGGCACATTAACCTTGTGCCTCCCCGTGTTGGCGACAAGCTGGGTTCGGCTATCGACAAGACGCTGAAGGCGAAGGCTGACGCTTTGGACGCTGTGTCCGGCGCGGCGGCTGGTGTTGACGTGTCCGGCATTTCCGGCCCGACCCAGAATGTGGTGCGGGAGGTGTTCGCCCGCCACGGGTGGACTGGCCAGCAGTGGGAGGATGCGGCGTGGATTATCGGTCGCGAGTCGAGCTGGAATACGACGGCGGTTAACCCGTCGTCCGGGGCTTATGGCCTGTTCCAGTTCAACCCGTCGTCCGGCACGCAGCAGCAGTACCTCCCGGACCGCACATCTGACCCGGCCCGCCAGGCGGACGCTGGTGCGCGGTACATTAAGGACCGCTACGGCAACCCCTCTAACGCTCGTCGCTTCTGGGAGGCGAATGGGTGGTACGCTAAGGGCGGTGTCCTTCCGGGCTATACGCCGGGTAGGGATATTCACCGCATCCCGTCGTACATGTTCTCCGGCGGGGAGGCTATCATGCGCCCCGAGTGGACGCGGTTCGTTGGCGGCCCGAAGGTCGTTGACCAGATGAACCACCTGGCCCGCACTGGACGCCTGAAGGAGCGCCCTCCTCGCCTCGATGAGAACGGTAACGAGGTGAAGGATAAGGCGATCTTCTCCATCGCCCAGTGGGAGGCCCTGGCTCAGTCCATTGTGGACAAGTCCCGTCGCAGGGATTGGAACGGTGTCGCGGATGACCTCATCATCGCCTCCGAGGTGATTGAGGAGGGTATCGCAGCGGTCGATTGGGGCAAGGTCGGTAACGAGGTTATCGACAAGACCACCAAGGCGTTCCGCGACGGCCACCTGTCTGACATTGCTGGCGTCATTGGGGTTAACCCGCTCGATGTTCCCCTGGTGAAGGCTTCTATGGGGTACGACGAGGCCCGCTCTAAGCAGGCTGAGGAGCACCGTAAGGAGCTGAAGCAGCTCAAGGATAAGTTGGATAAGGCCAACGAGCACGAGGAGAAGCGCCTTGAGCGGGAGCGGGAGAAGGCCGAGCGTGAGAAGGAACGCGCGAAGGATAAGGCCGAGCGGGAGAGCTTCAAGAAGGCCCGCGAGGATATGAACGCGCATATCAAGGACAATAAAGTCTCCAAGGATGAGGCGTCCGAGATGCGTAAGTCTCTCCGCGAGCGGGAGAAGGCCGCAACCGACGCCCGCAAGTCCCGCAACGAGGCCCGTAAGGAGGAGCGGGACGCGGAGCGGAAGAAGAAGGAGGCGGAGAAGCTCGCGAAGGAAACCCGTGAACGTAAGGAGCTTGAAGCCGAGTACAAGGCGAAGCTCGCTATCGTTAAGGGTGGCAACGCGGCGGTTGGCCGTACTGTCAAGAATCCGAACAGTCCTCGGGCAATTCAGATCAGGCAGGCGGTCCTTGCCTTCGGGCAGACCGCCGACGGTATCGCGGGCGCTGTGCCGACCGACTTGGCCGGTAAGTTCTCCAAGGGTAAGTTGCGCTTCGCCCAGGGCGGTTTTGTTCCTGGCAAGGGCGGCCCTACCCAGGACAACATTCATGCCATGTTGTCTGCCGGCGAGTTCATTGTTCGCCACGCTTCAGCGCAGGCTGCGCCTGGTCTGATGCACGCGATTAACGCTTCTCCGGCAATCGCGGCTGGGGTGCAGCAAGTTGTTGCAGGTGTCGCGAACGGCGTGACTGGCTCGAAGGGGTCGAACACGACCTACGAGTACCATATCCACGCTTCCAACGTGGACGAGGGGATGCGCCGTGCGGAGATGCACGCGCGACAGAAGGCGGCTAGTGTCCGAATTGGGCGCTAGCCCCTTCTGGGGGTGGGTTTTGGCGGGGTTATTGTATTATCTTTACTTTAGACTTTTTGTATGTTAAGGAGCGCCGCGTGCAGCCTTTCGTGAACACTGGAGAGCCGGCGACCATCGAGGTTATCGGGGTCGATGGGTCAAGCTGGACGGTTTCTGGCGCGAACCAGGGGTACGAGGGCGTCGTCCTTGACGCCGGGCCACAAGGACTGGCGGAAGCTCCGCGTAATGGGATTTGGCAGCAGTCCGCTTTTCAGGAAGGCTCCACCTTCCTCGGGGTTACCGTGGAGCCTATCGACCTGGTTCTCGGCTTCCAGGTTTGGGGAGACGAGGAGAACTGGCAGGATGTTTCCAGCCGCTTCCGGCGGGCGTTCGACTACACGAAGCAGGCCACCCTCCAGGTGTCCACAGAGTCCGGCACCCGCTCCCTGAAGGTGCAGCTCCTTGAAGCCCCGCAGCGGGACCAAGAGAAAGACCCCCGGCTCCTCCACTACTCCCTTGAGGTGTACACCTTCCGCGCGGCATGGCCGTACTGGGAGGCGGAAGACGAGTACGTCACCCACAAGTTCTCCTCCAGCTCCCTACGCAGCGTGCCCTCCCGGTCTAGCGCAACATTCAACGCCCTCCCCCGCCATGTGAAGGGGACGTTGAACCTGAACAAGTCTGCGACACACTATTACACGGGGAGCCTGACTGTGGAGAATCCGTGCGATACCCCACTGTGGCCGGAGTGGGCGCTCACCTCCCCCGGAAGCTGGGGCGTTTCCGACAGTTCCTATATGGACGATGACATGGCTAACCGTTTCATCGTTACCCCTACCTTGTCTGCCGGCATTTCGATTGACACGTACCCCCGCAACGAACCTTATGTCGCTACTGACGGGTCGAACATTGCCGGCCAGTTCGGTGGATTGCTGTTCCTTAACCCTATCCCCCCGCATACGGAGCGGATGGAGGTGCCGTTCGTCTACGCAGGGTCGTCCGGCGGGGAGATCACATTGCGTATGAGGCGTTGGTGGAACGGCCCGTGGGGCGGAGAGTAGGAGCGCCGAGTGTTTAACCCAGATCAGATTAAGTCCGCTGCGAGCCGGGAGATTTTTAAGAAGGCCAATGAGGCTAGGCAATCCCGTGCCGCTAAGCGCCGCCGCAAGCCTGTTATTCAGCTCGCGGACGGTGATTGGAACAGTAAGTTCCGTATCGACCCGTTCGTTATCGACGCCGAGTTCGTGTGGAGGCTGAACGACACAGGCAGTTGCACCATCACTCTCCCCGCTCGCGGCGATAAGGCTGTCGAGAATGTGACGGGCTGGCTGTTCGACCCGTGGGGCAGGCCGAAGGCTAAGAATGTTCACATTCGCGCGGATAAGGATGGAGCCAGGTGGACGGGGAGGCTGAACTCCTTGCGGCTCACGAAGTCCGAGGACGGGCAGCGCACGGTTGTCATTGAGGGGCTGTGCGACTTCGAGGAGCTGCGCCGCATTTTCGTGTGGCCAAACCCCTTCTTGCCCGCTGCGGTTCAGTTCCCGAAGGCGTGGACGATGCTCGCGCCAGCCGCGTGGAACCTCAAGACCGCCCTGTTCGTCAATCTCATGCGACTCCACACGTCATTGTGGACGCTGCCGGACGACCCCCTGGACCCGAAGTCTTGGGTTGGCGGGCTGAAGCAGTCGAACTGGCCTATCGTTGTGAAGCCTGGCTCCCTGTTCCAGGATAGGACGCCAACCCAGCTGATTTCGTCCCGCATGTCCACGTGGGCGGAGGTTGCGGAGCCGATCTTGGCTGACTGCCAGCTCATGGTGGAGCTTCGCAGGTGGTTCCCCGGCGACCCGGAGCCGTGGCCCGGCGCAGAACTGGGGGCGGGCACCCTGGTTGTGGATATTGTGGACAAGTCCTCATGGTGGGATGCTCGCGGAACGTCGTTCTTCGGCGACCTGTGGCGCGGCTTCGTCCGCACAGTACAGACGCTGACCGGCAACCAGATCGACACGAAGAGCACCGTGATTGACGCCCCAGAGATCGCCCCGGAGTACCGGGAAACCGACTGGCTAGGAACAGTGCCATCGGCCCCCTACGTGATGTACCGGGACGACGCCATCACCGGCGTCGAGTCTTCGGACTTCACATGGGAGCCAGCCACAGCGGTTCAGGTGGTTGCCGGCGGGCAGTCTATGCCAGGCATCAACGAAGGCATATCCGCGATCGTTCAGGGCGTCGGCAACTCCCTGGGTAGCTTCATTTTCTTCCCTACTGCCGGCACAATCGCCGACACGCTCCTCGCCCCCTTGTACTCCGACGTTATTGGGGCGTGGGCGCAACACAAGTCAGTCACGCGCGCGCAGGAGGCTGGCAAGTTCAGATACCAGGAGATTTTCGCGGAAGGCTCCAACACTGCGCTAACGCTATCCTCCCTCGTCGCGATCAGGAAAGCCTTCTGGGATACCAGGGAGAGGTTCAGTCACCAAATCAAGGTGGGGGATGGCGCCCCGTGGTATATTGGAGACCAGGGGGAGGGGCATTTCTGGCTGGGGGATCGTATCGGCTCAACCATTTCTGGCGTCCCTGGGGGTAGGGCAATTGTTGAGCAAGTTACCGAGGTGTCCCTCAACATCGCGCGCGATAGCTTCGGCTGGGATATTACCTGCGGAGACTTCGCCGCAACCCAGTCGAGCCTCGACACAATCCTTTCAAATATCCGTCGCGTCTCTACCGCGATGAAGCAGGTAGGAGTTTGGTAGATGATTCCACTACAGCAGGACTGCCCTGCCGACGACCCGGACAAGTTCGCCCTGTGGGCGTTCGTTGCCCTCCCTATGGCTTCCGATGCCGCCCCCCTGGTTGCCCCTCCCCCAGTAATGGAAAAATGGAGCAAGCACATGTGGGAATGCGGCTTCCGCCACCACCCGGAGCTACAGGAGATTAAGTACCAGCCCCCAGCCCAGAATCATAACTGGCTATCCGGCACCGGGGGGCGATGGGTTGATATTGACGAGAAGATGCCCCCAGAGGTCACCGCCCCAAGCCTTGACCACCTCACGAGGGAGGAGAAGGCTATTGTTCTCCAGCGTCTCCTTGAGGAGATTGGGGACAATCTGGGCGAGCAGAACTACGCGGGGGTGGTGAACGATGGTTAACCTCGCAGGCACATCGGACGCCGGCAAGTACGCTGTCCCCCCTGGGGAAATTAAGACTCTCCAGTCAATGACGGAGGCGGATGTTCGTGAGACTATCGCCAACCCGTCGAAGCGGGCCTGGCTGGAGGCTCGCAAAAGTTCGGACCGGATGTTCGGGGAGCTGGGTTCAGCGTTCCTTAGGGGCCTCAAATTGGGGCGGGGGAACCTCCTGGGCGGGCCGATTTCGAGCCGTCTCCGGGCACTGTTCGACGCGGGAGTTGAGGTCCGCGATGGGCAGGCTGATCTGGTGGGCAAGACGGAGCTATTGTCGCCGCTGCTGGACTATTGCTCGGCGTCAACCCGGCCAGGCAAGGGTGACGCGATGCACGGGACTGGCCGTATGCCTTTCACGTACCAGATCGGGCCGAACCGGGGCGCGGCCCCCGTGGATGGGATGATTCGCCTGGACGATAAGGGCCTGTGGGATTTGCGGGCAATGGTCACCGCGTCCTGGATTACTGCTGGCGGTGAGATTCGAGCCTACCTGCGGGTGCTGAAGCCGGACGGTAAAACAATTTTCTCGGAGCAGGGGCATTACTGCTATACCCTCCGGTCGCAGACCCTGACGCTTATTTCTTCCGTGGTTATCCCGGAGCCGGGGTATTACGTGGACGTTTGGGTCTCCGCCGCTGGCACACGCGGCTGGTGGACTGGCCCGCAGTGGACACGGTTGACGGCGCAGCACATTTCTAGAGAGGTCGTCGAGGGCACTGGCGGCGAGGAGTCTTCGGACGGAGGAGATGGCAGTGGCGGGGCATTCAACTAAGGATAACGTATGGTTAATGTGAGTATTGACTTGAAGGACACTTCGGGGTATGCGCCTGCCCTGGGGGACCGTGTGATCTTCGAGGCTAAACGTCTCGCAGGGTCGGAGACAACCCCTGGGCGCGTAATTACGACTGCGCCTGTCGAGGTGCAGTTGCGTAACGGCGTGGGTCAGGTTGACCTTGAGCCTGGCACGACGGTGATGCGGGTTAAGGCTCGTAACTATCGGGACGCCCGCGCCATTGAGTTCGACGTTCCTGCTGTGAGTCGCAGAATGTCGCTTCGTGAGCTGCTGGAGGATTCTTTTACGTATTCTCCTGCGGTTATCCAGGAGGCGCAGGGGTATAAGGCCCAGGCGGTGGAGGCTGCTCGTCGTGCGGAGGATGCAGCGAAGGTCGCTGCGGCTTCGGAGTCTGTCGTCAAGGGGCACGCTTCTGCTGCGGAGTCTGCTTCTAAGCGGGCTGTCGGCTCGGCGTCGTCTGCGACTTCGAGCGCCCAGGTAGCTTCCAGCGCGGCAAGCAGTGCTACCAGTTCAGCGCGTGCGGCTAAGGAGTCGGCGGATTCCGCCAAGGCTGACGCTGCCTCCGCTGCTAAGGATAGCCATGAGGCTGGCCTTGCCCTTGGCGATGTGCGGGAACTCCAGAAGGCTACCCAGTCATCTGCCGAGCGGGTGGAAGGGCTGGAGGTGTCTGCTAAGGGGCACGCTGATCGGGCGGAGAGCGCCTCTGCTGGAGTGGAGGCTGTGGTCAAGGATGCGGCGGCGGCCCTTGAGAAGGAGACGAAGGGCGCTGCCACCACGGCTAAAAAGAATGCCGAGCTGGCTGTGTCGTCGTCTAAGGCCGCTGGGGAGTACGCGAACTCCGCCGCGAAGTCCGCAAATGACGCGGCTGGGGCTGTTGAGGCTGCGGAGCGGGCGGAAACGTCCGCCGTCAATGCGAAAGAGTCCGAAGAGAAGGCCGCCCAGTCAAGCGCCTCCGCAAATCAAAGCGCCGTGGCCGCCGAGTCGAGCGCGTCCCGAGTCGAGGGAATAGTGGACGACATTGATTGGCACAACGACCGTCTAACGGTGGCAGGGCGGACTAGCCCACCGCTAACCGGCCCCAAAGGCGATAAGGGCGATTCGGGTGCTTCTACGTGGGACACGATCACGGGGAAACCTGACCTGGTGACGGAGCACGAATTCATTGATCTTCAAACTGGGCTTAGCGAAGCGCTAGAGCAGAAGGCTGATAAGGCTCACAAGCACCAGGTGGCCGACATCACCGACCTGCCCGCGATCACTAACCAGAGCACGGGGGACACTCTCATGAAGCGCGACTCTACCGGGCGCGTGAATATCAACCCGAGCAGTGCCCCGCTGTACTCGTACCACGTGACACATAAGAAGTACGTGGACGATCAGGACAAGGCGACCCTCGCGGAGGCGCGGGCTCTGGTGGAGACCCGCGCGGTGGTGAAGCAGGTCACCAGCCCACCATCAACCCAAGAGCCTGGCGTGTTGTACGTCATCCCGGAGTGATACCCATGAGCATGCATTTCGGTGGCAAAAAAGTTAAAGAGATGTACTGGGCAGGCCGGAAGATCAAGGAAGCCTGGTACGAGGGCGAGCGGGTGTTTTCAGGTAAGCCGGTGGAGGTTATGCCCGCCATGTCTGGCACGTATGGCGCGCGGGACTGGCTGCGGGCGAAGCTCACGGAGTATGGGGAGAACTACGCAACGGTTAAGGAAATCCCGTTTGAGATTGATGCGGGCGAGGCGACGACCATGCGCAACATGTTCGCCAACTGCTACAAGCTGGTCACCGCACCCGCTATGGACACCAGCCAGGTGACGAACACGGCATACCTGTTCTATCAGTGCAGATCGCTGATCGAGGTGCCACCAATGAACACGGCACAGGTCACAGACGCTCGGAACATGCTCCGCGAATGCCGCGAGTTGACTGATGGGAATGTGCGCCTCATCGGCAAGCATCCGAGGGTGGACACCAGCTACATGATCTATGACTCCGGCCTGACCCGTGAGCCTTTCTACGACAGCAGCGGACGACCGATCTAACCCACAAGAAAGAGGACAGAGTGACCACTATCTACGACCAAATCCGGGCGCTTCCGGATACTGATTTCCGTGACCTGAAAACCTGGCTCATCGCCGAAGAAACCACCCGCCGGGCGCAGGAACCAGCCGTACGCGCAGGCCAACAGGAGATCATCGCAGGGCTACAGGCCGACGGTGTGTTGCCGAAGCCCGCGTTCACGGACACCGACCACATCGACAAGATCGAGCAGGTGCCCGAGTGGATCAGCCCAGGGAATGATCACGCGAAGATGTACCCGTCCGGCGCGGTCGTCCGCGTCGCCGACCACGTGTACCTCTCCCGCGTAGACCTCAACTCCTGGCAACCGGGCGGTGCCGGGGTAGACGACCACATTTGGTTGGACATCACCCACCGCTACACCACCCCGGAGCCGGAGGAGGAGCCGGGCACTAGCGAGGTTATCCCCTTCGCCCCAGGAATCGACGTAGAGACCGGCGACATCGTGGCGCACCGGGGCAACCACTACCGAGTCATCAGCCCACACACCACAGCGTCGCACTGGCCACCGAATGAAGCGAGCGCGCTGTTCGAGAAGATCGAATCCACACAGTAAGACACACAACCGCGCACCAAAATCAGGCCCCAAAAGGCAAATAAGCTCTGGCCCCCAGCCTCCACACTGGGGGCTATCTTCATGCGCGGGGAAAGGAGCGCATGGACGCTCACACACTAGCCCAAGCAATGGGAAACACGCCTGGCGTGAACTACGCGGCGCATATCACCGCCGCAAACGAGGCGCTCCGCCGTGCCAATTGCACGAACGCCCTGCGAGCAGCCCACTTCCTAGCCCAGATCGGCCATGAGTCCGCAGGTCTCCGATACTTCCGCGAGATTGACCCTGGCTTCTATCTCCGGGGACGGGCTGACCTCGGCCACGGCCCCGGAGAAGGGGAGCAGTGGCGCGGGGCCGGCCCCCTCCAGCTGACCGGGAAATTGAACTTCCGGGCGTTCGGCAGGTGGGCGCATAATCAGGGACTGATTCAAGACCCCGAACTTTTTGTTAAGCAGCCCCACCTCGTGGCTGAACCACGTTGGGGGTGGTTGTCCGCGACCTGGTACTGGACGGTCGCCCGCCCGAACCTTAACGCCCAAGCGGACCGTGACGACCTCGAAGCCGTCACCCGCTCAATCAACGGCGGACTCAACGGCCTAGCCGACCGCAGGCAGCGCCTCCAACGCTGCAAGCAGCTCGGCACACGCATCCTCCCAGCCCCAAGAAAGGAGCAACCAGTGGTCGAAAAAACACTCCCCTACAGCCGCCAATGGGTAGCCCAAAACACCCCCTACTACTGCGGCCCCGCGAGCGTACAGACCATTGTCCTATCCAAGACGCAGAAGCTCGTGCCCGAGGCCACCCTCGCAGCCGAGCTGCGCACCACCACCAACGGCACCGACTGGATTGGCCAGTTCCCCGCCGTACTGAACCGCTATATCAAGGGCGCGAACTACCGGCACGTCGAAATGCCGAACGACCCCCCGAACACGGCCCAGAAGAACACGCTGTGGGCGAACATCGCCAACAGTGTTAACGGCGGCCACGGGGTGGTGGCGAACATCGTTGCCCCGCCAAACAACTACCCCCGCCCCTCGTACAAGTCGGGCAAGCGACTGGAGTACCGGGGTGGCACGGTGTACCACTACGTCGCCGTGATGGGCTACGCCACCGACTCCCGAGGCGTGAAACACGTCTGGATTGCGGACAGCGGGTTCCCCCCATACGGCAGCTGGATTACCTTCGACCAGCTCGCATCCCTTATCCCCCCGAAGGGGTACGCCTACGCTACCGCGAAGCCGCCAGCGAAGCCGGCCCCCACCCCACCGCCTGTCAAGAAGGAGAACGCAAAGGTAGCGCCTATGTCAGACAGCAAGAAGCTCGACACTATCATTTCCCAGCTATCCAGAATCGAGGATCACGCCGCCAACGCATCCAAGCGTAGCGCCCTGGTTCTCGACCAGCTGGCTGGCCCGGAGAAGGACTCCAAGGGTTGGAAGTATACCGGCTGGCAAGACCTTGGCGGGCAGCCTGTTGTCCACCAGGTGTACGAGACCCGCGAGGCGACTAAGCAGATCATCGACATACTCAACAAGGAGGCTAAGTAAAATGAATAAGGCTAACTGGAAGTTCGGCGAGGCGTGGTACATCCGCCAAGTGGGCTACGCACTTCTGTCTGCGGTTCTTCTGCTCCTCGTTGGCTTCGGGGTGCTCTCGTCCGAGACGATGGAGCAGCTTCTCGAAAAGGCGGACATGCTTCTTGCCATGCTTGTCGCGTCCGGTGCCCTAGGGTTCGCTAGTTCTAAGACGAACGCCGGTTCGGACTCTACCGTCACCGCACGGGATGTGGCAGCAGCCGCAGCGTCCTCCGCCTCCAACGTCTCGTCCGGCGTTATCCGGGCGACCGTGGCCGAGGTGCTCGACCAGGTTAACTCCTACGGTAAGCATGCCGAGAAGCTTGGCAACAGCTTCGGCGACTACCTGAAGGAAGCACGGGGCGAGTAATGCCCAGACTTATACCCGTAAGGACCGACAGGAAACGGTGGGAGCCTGGCCTACAGCCGGACATGAGCCTCATAGTGATGTACCTACTGTCCCTTGAGCCTCTCGTCCGTGGCATTGACTACATCACAGGAGATGACGGGACGTTTAACAGGGCGTTGCGGTCCGTTGAGGACGCGATGCCCCTATGGATTTGGGGGGTGGTCTTCATCGCCGCCGCAGTACTGTTTCTCACCGGGGTTGCCCGGCGTAAGCACAACTTCATCATCGCCGGCAGCATCCTCATGGTGGCTACCTACGGGGCCTTCTCTGTTGGGGCGATCTTCGAAATCGCCAGTGAGGGGTGGCCGTGGGATGGGTATAGGCGTGTGGTGATGTATATCGTTTGGGCTTCGGTTTACGGTGTGTTCGCGTGGAGTGTGTACCTGAAGCGGTTGGCTCGGGATGCTAGTGAGCATATCGAGGAGCTTGGCGACGAGAGAGTTGAGGTGATCTAATGCAGGTATCGCCCCCTGAAACATTGTCCGATTGGGGCGTTTTCGGCACGTTCCTCCTCCTCATGCTAGGGCCTGCCGCGATCTTCTCGAAGGAGGGGTCTAGGCGGTTCTGGTTGCTCGGGAAGCTCGGCGACTATGTGAAGAACCGCAAGATCAGGGAGATTCAGGAAGCCTCCAGACTTGCCGATATTGCCATCGACGCTCACCGGAGGGATAGGGAGCTGTGGCGGGAGCAGTTGCTTGATGCACTGAAGGAGCGGAACCAGGAGGCCGAGCGGTCGCAGCGCTACTGGGGGTACATCGTGTTCGTGACGGAGTGGGAGCGGCAGTTGCGGATTGATGCGGCTCGCCACGGGTGGGAGCCGCCGCCGGGCGAATTGCAGGGGTTTGAGGAGTGGCTGGAGAAGCGTTGGGGAGAGGGACTAAGTTAGCCCCACTGGAGCTGTGTGCTCTGGTGGGGCGCTTTTTTTGTGCCGTTTCTGTCCCGTTTTCTGTCCCGCTCCTATCCCGCATTTTTTCTGCATCCCGCATTTTTTCTGCGTTCTGGGTGGCTTTTCGTTAGCTTGAGCAACCCTGTGTCGTCCCGGTTTTATGGTGTTTCACCTGCGGTTATGGCGTTGTTGCTGGCCTGGGGCTTGCGATGGGCGGGCGGCGGTTGCTTAACATCGTGTAAATAAATTCGCCCACGGTGAACTACTTCAGCCTTTCCGTTGAAGAAAAAGTTCGATAAATCGCTGCCCCATAGTCTACGTGTTCGGCACCGATTTCAAGATTCCCCGACTGCCCTGTCAGCTTCAGCAGCTGCTAGGACGGCAACAGGCCGGGGCTCCCCCTTTTTTAGCCCCGGCCTATGCTGCCCGCCCTTCCAACGGATCCCCCGATCCCGGTGGAAAAGCGAGAGGTTCCTTAGAACGGTGGCGCAGCCGCACCGACGAGTTCGCGCTCCTCTGTCTCGCTTCCCGCTTCCACGTTGTCCGCCGGCGCCCCTTCGGCCTGCGACGTGGCCACATCGGCGTCATCCTGACCAGACTGCTGCTTATTTCCCACCGGCTCCTCGCGTGTGACCGTCACCCGCCTCAGGCCCATGTCCGCCCCCACGTGGCTCGCACGGATACGCAATGCGGAACGCTTTTCCCCACTATCCTGCGCCGTCCACGTGGACTGGTAAAGCCGACCCACCACCACGACCGGCATGCCCTTATAGCCATCGCTGACCACGTTCTGCGCCAGCTTCCCCCAGCACTGCACCGTGACAAAGGTGGGGCTGCCGTCCACCCACTGCCCGTTCCGGTCCTGATAGCGGTGGTTGACCGCCATGCGGAACACGGCCATCGCCGCGTCCTCGGTGCGGTGCTTCATCTCCGGGTTGCTCACCATGTTTCCGGTGAGGTGAATCGTTGCCATCTGGCTGCTCATCGTGGACCACTCCTTCTTCGCGTGAATTGCTTGTCCCCCACCGGCAGTTAGCTCCCCCGCCGGTAGGTCCTTCTTTGAGCACCACGCCGCGGATTCTGCTGCGGCGCGTAGCCATTGGTTTACCGAATGCCCCAGCCAGCACACCTGATTCGCGGAGCCACGCTGTGGATAGCATTCCCGGCATGTGAGAATTCCACAGAACCACTCATGTGACTCTTGACGGCCCGCGCCCGCCGCGACATCCCCGCCGCCGTGCCCTGCAGGCCACGGTGAATAACAAAGAAAAGGGACGCCACCAGGCGGGGCTGGTGACGTCCTCGAAAGAAGCGGTAACGGGGCTAGTCGGCGTCCTCGGGGGAGGCGTCGTCGGACTTAACGCCGGGCTCCGGGGCCGGGCGCTGCGACCGCGGAGCCTGACCATAAGCGCCCGGGATGTTCGCGCCGTACTCCGGGGACGGCAGGTCGGTGAACTTCTGCCCCTTGCGGCGGCGTACCTGCTTGCGGCGACGCTGCTTCTCGGTGTGCAGCTGGCTCTGCACGGACTCGGTCTCGTAGTCGGCGGTGTAGTACTCCTTCTCGCCGAAGTCCCCGCCCTTGCCGGCCATGCTGGCCAGCATCGCGTTATAGGCCTGCAGATCCTGGCCACCGGTGCGGTCCTGGTGACGGTCGTAGCGCTTCGCCTCCCGATCCTCGGAGCGGTACCACTGCACACCGTGGGCGATGGAGACGATCAGCAGCGGCAGCTCGCCGAGGCCCCAGGCGATCGCGCCACCCACCCACTGGTCGTGGAGGATGTCCAACGCGAAGGGGAAGTCCAGCCGCTGGTAGAAGTCCGCATTCATCGGACTGCGCATCTGCATCAGGGCGATGCCGAACCAGGCGTGGAAGACCACGGAGCCGAAGAGCACGAGCATCTTGTTGAACGCGGAGATGTGGCGCGGGGCGGCGTCCACACCGATGATCACCCAGAAGTAGATGTACCCGGAGATCAGGAAGTGCCCGATCATGAAGAGGTGGCCGGAGTGGTTGCTGCCCATCCAGTCAAAGAGGGTGGACAGGTACAGCCAGTAGAAGCCCACGACGAACTGGATACCCGCGACGATGGGGTGGGTCCAGAAGCGCGAAATCGGATTGTTGATGAACACCACCAACCACTCGCGCGGCCCCGGCACCCCGTCGCGACCGGCGGCGGGAAGTGCTCGCAGGAAGAGGGTCATCGGACCACCGAGCGCCCAACAGATCGGGACCACCATGGCCAGGATCATGTGCTGCAGCATGTGCGGGGAGAACATCGCCATCGCATACATGCCCAGCCCGGAGCTCGTGGCGTAGAGGAGGAAGATGTTGCCGACGGTCCACCACAGCAGGCGGTTGAGCGGCCATTCCTGGCCCTTCTTGCGCAGCGTAAACCAGGCCCACATGTACAAGACTTGCAGGATGATCGCGCCCACGCCGTAGATCAAGTCCAGGCGGAACATGCCGAACATGTGCAGGTAGTTCGGCGGCTCGGTGATGCGGAAGCCCAGCAGAATGTCCATCGTGGTGATCTCGATCTGCTGCGGCAGCGGGGGCGGGATACGGGACAGGGAGATGGCCACGCCGATAGCACCCGCCATGACCAGGACCTCGCCGATCGCCAGGCGGCTAAACGTCTTCCGCGCCTCGGCGGCGGAGCTGCCGCCCTCCCCCTCGGCGGCCTCCAGCTTCGGGATGACCGACTTGCGGTGCAGGTAGCCGCACGCCAGCAGGACGATGCCGAGCACCGCCTTGGCGGTGATCACCAGGCCGTAGTCGGTGGTCAGCCACTCGGAGAAGCGCACGCGGATCGCAGCGTTCACCAGGCCGGAGAGAACCACCGCAACGAAAGCCCAGAAGGCCACGAAGCTATAGCGTTTCGTGATCAGCGCCAGGTGCGGGCCGCGCCGCTTCGCGTGCGCGACCAGGGCCATCAGACCACCAACCCACACGGCGGTGGCCATCACGTGCCACAGCAGGGAATTCACGCCAAAGTCGTGGTTACCGCCCGAGGCAGAGTGCCCGTCCAGGGCAAGAGGGATCATCGAACACAGCGCCAAGGCCAGGAAGACCGGCTGCCAGATCCACTTGCGGGTCAGCAGGGAGAAGAACCAGGTCAGGCCAGCGATGATCGCCACTGCAAGGAAGGCCTTTGCCGTGGAGACCTGCTGAATCGCCAGGCCCCACAGATCTGGCTTCAGGGTTTCCTTCAGCGGCGAGCCCGAAACATCGGACATGTACAACGGAATCAGGAACAGAGCGCACACGGCCCACAGGAACATTCCCCACTGGCCGGTACGGGCGGCGGCGTAGCCGTCGTAATCCAGGTAGCCGTCCCCCCGCGGCGGGGCGCCGAACGCGCTCATCAGGAACCCGCCCACGCCCATGCAACCGATCAGGGTCGCGGCGGAACGCAGGAAGGGCAGACCGAAGGTCGTCGCGGTGCCCGGATCCGGCACGCCGAGGGCGGCGAGGGACTCGCCCAAGAACTCAACGCTGATGACCGCACCAACGATGCCAGCCACGAGCGCGGCGGCAATGTAGACGAGGATCGGCGGGCCTAGTTTCTGTGCACCGCTCCCCGATTGCGCGGGGGCGGCCACGTTCTTCACGGGCGCAGACAT